CTACACAAAATTATTATCACCACGTACACAAATATAGAACGTGGAACCTTGTTTTTTAAATTCAGCTTGCCATTCTTTCGCAGCTCTGCGATACATGCGCAAGATTCGACGAGAACTGACTTTTCTTCCTGTTTCATCAATCACAGGTTTGCTATAGCTAATGTCTTGCACTTTATATGTAAATGACGACGGGCCTTTGTCCGGATTAGCTAATCTTATTTTTCGCACACAAACGATCATGTCGGATAATAACTCTCGACAAGAATCCTCTACATCTGCCAATTTTATAGGTTTCGATAACGTCGGAATCTACTGCAAAGCTCACGTTACGGCGCGGGCTTTTTTGTTGCCCCGCAAATAGCGAGGTGGAGTATGAATAAGATGCTTAAAGATGCAGGAAATCAAAGTGTTTTTTGGTCTGGCTTTGGTACGTTTTGGGCCATATATTCGCTGCAAGAATGGTTAGCTATTTTAGGCCTTGTGATTGGTTTAATTAGTGGTATTGTCAATATGTATCACAAATTCCAAGAAGGTAAGGTTCGGAAAAACCAAGAGCGCCGTGAGCAAGAAATGCACAAGCTCAAAATGCAGCAATTAAAACGGGGATTAAGAGATGACGCTATCGAAGGGTAAAACCGCGTTAGGTGTGTGTTCTGTTGTTAGTATTATCGGCATCATGTATGCACAATTCGGCACTGAAATTCGGTTAAGTCCGAAAGGTGCAGAAATCATCGGTAACGCAGAAGGTTGTCGTCGTGACCCGTATAAATGTCCGGCAGACGTGCTAACCGTTGGTATTGGTTCAACAGAAGCGGGTGGAGAAGAAATCGATGCTAAACGTCGATACACCGATCTTGAAATTGCCGAGCGCTGGAAAAATGATATTAAGATTGCCGAATCATGTGTGAATAGATTCGCTAAAGGCGAACAATTGCCGCAATCAGTTTTTGATTCCTCCGTATCTATCACATTCAATGTTGGATGTGGGCGTATTCATAAGTCAACATTATTCAAGAAGCTCAATGTAGGCGACTATGCCGCAGCTTGTAAAGAATATCCCAAATGGGTGTATGCCGGTAAAACCAAACTGCCCGGTTTAGTAACCCGTAGGGAAAAGGAAAAAGCGCTATGTTTAACCGACCTGTCGAAACAGTAAAAACTTACTTGATTGGCGTTTTAGCGGTGGCAGTTTTGGGCTTGGGTGTATGGTCACGGTACCAGCACAGCAATATTGTTGACTTAAAAGCCGAGAATAAGATGCAAGCCCAAACCATTAAAGATCAAGAAATCGCAAATCAGAAGCTTAAGGCGAGCCTTGAAGAGGAAAGAAATGCGGTGCTTCAGCAGAAACAAATCAACGAAGAAATTGAAAAGGCGGCAAGTGAAAATGCGGAAACCGTTAAAACGATTATTAAAACCCAGCCGTGCTATCGTACTAAGCTCCCTCAGTCTGCTCTTGAGCGCTTGTACAAGTAAGGTAACAACCAAAACGGAGTATATCTATCCGCCACAGGCTTACACTGCTCCGTGCGCTAAAACCGTATTTACGGGCGAGACTTACGGCGACGTAGTATTACATCTTGTCAAAGTAACGGCCGAGCGCGACAAGTGCGCAGCGCAGATTGACAATATAAACAAGTGGATTGAGCAAACAAAAGGCGGTCAATAACGATCGCCTTTGTTGCATTTATGCTACATATTTTAAATCTAATTCCAATGTTGGTATCAAAAAATCTCGGGATTATATCTAAGCTATGTGATGTATATATGACAAATTGACCAAAAAGGATTAACCATGAGCAAAAAAGACGAGGTTAAATCCACGTCTGTGCGTGGTGAATCTAAATTAACTAACAAGCAAAAGCGATTCATTGAGGAATACCTCATTGACTTAAACGCAACCCAAGCGGCTATTCGGGCTGGGTATAGCCAGAAAACCGCACAAGAACAATCATCACGCTTGTTATCAAATGTTATGGTACAAAATGCCATCAAAGAAGCTCAAAACAAACGGTCGGAGCGCACGCAAATTAAGCAAGATGATGTTATCCGAATGTTGCTTGAAAACATAGAAATTGCTTCCGGTAAAAAAGCCGTGATTAAAACCGAAATAAGAAAATCGGAAGACGGTGAGCTTGTAGGTGATGATATAGCGCAATTCGTTTATGAATCCTCTAGCGTCAACAGATCTTTGGAATTGCTTGGTAAGCATTTGGGCATGTTTAGCGAAAAAGTAGAAGTGTCGGGCGATTTGCATATTGAACAACGAACCGAATTAAATCTATCGGGGTTGGATATTAATGAACTTGAGCAGCTTGAAAAATTACTCGAAAAAGGAAATTCTGAACAAGATTCGGATTGAGAAAGCCAAGAAATCATTAATGCACTTCACCACGCAAACCAAGCCTGATTTTATCACCGGTTGGTTTAATATTCTGATTGCACAAGAGCTGCAACAGTTTTATCAAGATGTCATCGACGGTAAGCAACCTCGATTAATGATATACGCCCCACCAAGAAGTGGGAAAAGCGAGTTATTTAGCCGTCGATTTCCTGCCTGGGCATTTGGTAAAAATCCTGATTTGCAGATAATTGCTTGTTCTTACTCTGCTGATTTGGCAAGCCGTATGAACCGCGATGTACAGCGAATTATTGACGACCCTGTTTATCACAGCATATTCCCAGGAACTTCACTCAATACCAAAAACATTGCCACTGACAGTGGCAAACCGCTCCGCAACAGTGAAATTTTTGAAATCGTTGGGCATCGGGGTGCGTATCGTTCCGCCGGTGTGGGCGGTGGTATTACCGGCATGGGGGCGGATATTGCAATTATTGATGACCCGGTAAAAGACGCGAAAGAAGCCAATTCACAAACAGTACGTGACAGCATTTGGGACTGGTACACAACTACGCTTTACACGCGTTTATCGCCTAAAAGCGGTGTTTTGTTAGGAATGACGCGTTGGCATGAAGATGACTTGGCAGGTCGACTAATTAAAGAAGCTGAAAATGGTGGCGACCAGTGGAGGATTGTTAAATTCCCGGCAATTGCGGAAGAAGACGAAGAATTTCGCAAAGAGGGGGAGCCGTTGCATCCGGAACGATTTGATTTAGAAAGGCTAAATAAAATACGTCAAGCGGTTGGTTCTCAAGCATGGAACGCGCTTTATCAGCAACGCCCATCAAACAAAGGGGGCGGTATTATCAAGGGTTCTTGGTTTGGCCGATACAAAGTACCGCCGATTATCAAAGTCAAGGCAATCTACGCCGATACCGCGCAAAAGACAAAGCAGCATAATGACTATTCTGTTTTCATTGTTGCGGGCAAAGGCTCTGATGGCAAGGTTTATATTCTCGATCTGATTCGGGGTAAATGGGAAGCTCCGGAGCTTGAGCAAACATTAAAAGACGTTTGGGCAAAACATAAAGCTAAAAAAGAAACCGGCATTCTTACCCGCGCCAACGTGGAAGATAAAGCCAGTGGCACAAGCTTGATTCAAGCTATTCGCCGCAATAATCAAATTCCGATAAAGCCAATTCAAGTTGATGCAGACAAATATACGCGTGTGCTTGGTGTTCAGGGCTATATTGAAAGTGGTTATGTTATGCTGCCTGAAAGTGCGCATTGGGCGGCTGATTTTATTAATGAATGCGAAGCCTTTACCGCAACAGATAGCCATGCGCATGATGACCAGGTGGATGCTTTAGTTATGGCGATCTCGGATATTTTAGGCAAACCAAAATCACTACTGGATTTATAACATGAAATTTTTTGACGGCATTAAATCACTTGCGCTGAAACTCGGAAGTAAGCAAGAGCAGGCGTACTATTCGCGTGGCTTGAGTTTGACTGACGATCTGGTGCAATTAGAAGCCCTTTGGCGTGATAACTGGATTGCTAATAAAGTTTGCATTAAGCGCCCGGAAGACATGGTGCGTAACTGGCGCGAGATTTATTCAAACGACTTAAATTCAAAACAGTTAGATTCATTCACAAAATTTGAGCGCTCACTCAAATTACGCGAAACACTTACTAAAGCACTTCAATGGTCAAGCCTTTATGGTTCCGTTGGTTTGTTGGTTGTAACCGATTCGCCAAACATTAGCGCGCCGTTACAACCGACCGAACGTCTAAAAAGACTGATTATTTTGCCGAAGTGGAAAATTAGCCCGACAGGCACCAAAGATGATGATGTGCTTTCGACTAATTTCGGGCGGTATAGTGAATATTCAATCCTTGGGTAGTCAATCAATCACCGTTCATTATTCCTGGTTAATTATTCTAAATGCCAATGACGCGCCATTATCCGACAACGATATTTGGGGAGTTTCCGACTTAGAAAAAATCATCGATGTATTGAAGCGGTTTGATAGTGCTTCTGCCAATGTAGGCGATCTGATTTTTGAAAGTAAAATTGATGTGTTCAAAATTGCGGGACTGTCAGACAAAATCGCTGCGGGAATGGAAAACGAGGTAGCAAGCGTCATTTCTGCTGTGCAGGCAATTAAATCTGCGACAAACAGTCTTTTGCTTGACGCCGAAAATGAGTACGACCGGAAAGAGCTGACATTCTCGGGATTAAAAGACCTGCTTACCGAATTTCGCAATGCGGTAGCGGGTGCTGCGGATATGCCGGTGACAATTTTATTCGGTCAGTCTGTTTCTGGATTGGCAAGCGGCGACGAAGACATTCAAAACTATCATGAATCAATTCATCGCTTACAAGAAGCACGGCTTCGCCCAATCTTTGAAGTCATCGACCCGATGATTTGCAATGAGCTATTCGGTGTCGTTCCTGCCGATTGGTGGTTTGAGTTTGTGCCGTTAACCACAGTTAAACAGGAACAGCAAATCAATATGCTGAACACGTTTGCCACTGCTGCGAATACGTTGATTCAAAACGGCGTATTAAACGAATACCAAATCGCTAACGAACTGCGCGAAAGTGGCTTGTTTGCCAATATCTCCGCCGAAGACATTGAGGAAATGAAAAATGCTGATGAACTTGCCGGAAATTTTGAAGAGCCAGAAAACATGGAAGGCGAGCAAGTTCAGACCAGTGAAGACCAGTAAGCGGACGGAGCTTTGGTATAGGCAACAACTTAAAAAATTCGTCAAAACAATGACGGATGACATAGAAAGAGCTTTGCAACAACCGCAAGGCTCTTTTTTTATGGATGACGCCGAGGGATTTAAGGCGATTAGTGCCAAAGCATTGTTGGCATATCTGGAAAAGTACGAAAAAAACGACCGCACTTCACAAGCTGAAAATATTGCACGTAGCTTTGTTAACCGTGGTGATGTACAAAACCAAACCGAGGTATCAACGAACCTAAAAAATCAAACAGGTGTGGATTTAGCGGGGTATTTGCGCAATACCCCGAACATTGCCGAGAAAGTCAATGTGATGACATCGGCAAATGTGCAGTTAATTAAATCTATCCGATCACAGTATTTAGATAAAGTTCAAAATGCGGTTACTCAAGCCTTGGTTAGTGGTTCGTTGAACAAGGATTTAACCGCGCAAATTAAAGCACTTGGGCAAACAACCGAAAAACGCGCCGCATTTATCGCACGTGACCAATCCTCCAAGCTTAACGCCGCATTGACGCAGGCACGCCATGAAGATTTAGGCGTTAAAAAATATATGTGGAGTACGGCGGGTGATGAACGTGTGCGGGATAGTCACGCGGAATTAGACGGTCAAGTGTTTAGTTATGACAAACCGCCTGCGGTTGGCAATCCAGGGCATGATTTTAACTGCCGGTGCGTGGCAATTCCGGTGTTCGACGAGGTGCAGGCGAAAGCTAAAGCGCAAGAGACACTATCGGAACCGGTAAAAGAGAATTTGACGCTTTCGGTTGATAAGCTTGTTGAAAAATCACAGAAAATAGAACCGACAATTACGGCAGATATTAACAATATCGCCACAAAAGCAGGTGGTAAACTTGTTGGTTTAGAAAATCGTCTAAAAAGTCCGTCTTCAATAAAGAGAAAAATTGAAGCGGAAGTAGCAGACGGATTTTCTAAATCACAGTCACTGAATAAAATTCGTGATGCCATTCGGTACACGACCGTTTTCAAAGAAAAGGATTTTGTTACTCGCTATAAAGCAATGCAGTATTTGTTGGCGATCAAGGGGTATAAAACCATCATAGTCAAAAACACTTGGAAAAATGATAGCGCATATAGAGGCGTTAATACATTTATCCAAAATGAAGATGGTGATGTTTTTGAAATGCAATACCATACACAGCAGAGTTTTGACTTAAAAAATGGTTTATTGCATAAACTCTATAAGCAATTTAGAAATCCAAAAACGCCATTCCACGAAAAAGAGAAGTTATTGCTTGAAATGCGTAAGCTAAGTAGTAAAATTAAGGTACCAAAAGGTATTGAACTTATTGAGGATAAAAAATGAGTTTTCAATATTACTTAGCAAACATTGGCGAGAATCGACAGAAACTTATCAGAGGAAACCCTTCTGATTTATTATCTTTTTCGGTATTTGAGCCAAAAAAATTAGAGTGGGATTCCTCACGAGGTATTTCATGGGCTGAGCGCTTACTTGAAAGTGGTTTTAGTGATTTCAAGGTTATTTCCGAAAGTGACGCTATTCGATTTATGAGAAACTGATAATGACTCTCTCAACAATAGCTGAATTGTTCGCGAAATCAATCCACCATAATCAGATGGACAAAGCGGGCAAGCCATATGCTGAACATTTACAAGCCGTAGTAAATAACCTCGTAGGGCCATCGGAGGAAATGATGGCTGTAGCATGGCTCCATGATAGCGTAGAAGATACTGAAATCACTCCTAACGACTTATCACGTTATTTCGGCGATACCGTATCGGATGCTGTTTTCGCTATCACGAAGGTGGAAGGTGAGTCATACGATAAATATCTATCTCGAGTAAAAGCAAATCCCATTGCAAGATTGGTCAAGATTGCTGACTTAACCCATAATATGGATTTGTCACGATTACCGGCAGTCACTGAAAAAGATTTGGCGAGACAAGAAAAATACGTTAAAGCAAAAGCATTTTTAGAAAACTAAAAATTGACACAATAAAATTTGTGCAGTAGATTTATCCACAATAGCCGAATTGTAGCAATGCAGTTCGGCTTTTTTGTTGAGATTTTATAACCCGCTTGAATTGGCGGGTTTTTTATTTCCTGTAAGATAGCGATGTACACGCGACAAGCGGTGTTTCAATCTCCACTCACTGCTTCTTACAGGCTGCCTTTTGTGGAGTAGGAGAAAGTGAAATGGAAGCGTTAAAAGCTGAATTTTTAGGTAAAGAAATTACTTTGTTGGATAACAATGGCGTTGCTTATGTGGCAATGCGCGAGGTGGTTGAAGGGATAGGTTTGTCTTGGAAACCACAATATAAAAAACTTACAGATCAGTGGGATAAATTCAACTGTTACCATATGACCACGGTTGCTCTAGATGGCAAAGGGCGTGAAATGCTGTGCATTCCTATTAAAAAATTAAATGGCTGGCTGTTTAGCATTAACCCAAATAAAGTGCGGTCAGATTTAAAGGCTCGATTAGAAAACTACCAAGAAGAATGCTTCCTTGCTTTGTGGGATTATTGGACTCAAGGCGTCGCCCGTCGTGATGAAGTCAAAAATAAACTGGCGCTATGGCGGCAAAAGAAAGCTGAGTACACGCAACGCGCCGGGGAACGAGGAAAGTTACTGCAACAATGCAAATCGGAAAAGCAAGCCCTTGAGCGCGAGCTTTTACAAATTAAACAATTAGATCTATTCGCTAATTTATAACCGCACAATCTTTTAGAAAGTGCGGTTTTTTATTGGGGTAAATAATGAAATTCACGGATAAAACAGCACAAGCAAAAACACAGCGCACAATAACGAAGGATGGATTTTTAGTGGTGCCGGCAACCATTTCCAAGGTTGGGGTGTTTGACTATTTGGCGTCTGAACTTGGATTGAAAGAAGATGGCGTTAAGAAAGTCGCCCGAACGGAGAAATCCTTATTCGGCGATGAAACCATCAAGAGCTTTGAAAATGCCACACTAACCATCGGACACCCGGAGGACGGCGTAAATGCCAAAAACTGGAAACAGCTTTCCGTTGGTGTTGTGCGCAATGTGAAGCGTGTCGGCGATGAACTTACGGCGGAAGCCTGGATTTATGACGAAGACGCCATTAAAACCGTGCAGGAGCAAGGCGTTGAGCAATTATCTTGCGGCTATGACTGCGATATTAAACCGTCAACCGTACAAGACGCAGATTTTGAGATGTCGCCGATGATCGGCAACCACGTAGCGATTGTGGCAAAGGGTCGCTGCGGTGGAGGTGTAAAACTTGCCGATGAGGATAAAACCATTATGGGTAAAACCGCAAAATTCCTCGATGCGTTTTTAGGTGCGTTCGGTATTAAGTTATCGGACGAACAGAAAAAACAAATCGAAGACGATGAAGAAAAGGGCAAAGATGGAGAAGGCAAACCGGAAGGGGAGAAAAAGCCGACTGAGCCTAAAAAAGACGAATCCGATCCAAAAAAAGAAAAGGAAGACAACGTGGACAAAGAAGAATACGAAAAAAAATTAGCGGCAAAAGACGCTGAAATTCAACAGTTGAAAGACGCGCAAGCGAAACAAGAGGCGGACGCGAAAAAAGCCGCCGTATTAGCTGACGCCCAAACCGTTTTCAAAGATGTGAAGTTCGCCGATAACGCAACCGTTCGTGAAATTCAAGAAAGTGCGGTAGTGGCGCAAGGTATTTTCACGAAAGACGAAGCCGCTAAGTTATCTGACGCGGAAATTTCCGGTGCTTATCAAACTGCAAAAGCGGTTGTGGCGAAATTGGCTGATGAACGCAAATCACTTGGTAGTATTTTGCTTGGTGACGCTGCACTAAACAAAGCCGCGCCAACGATTGACTTCAACAAAACTTACAACAGTTAAGGAGAGTGACTAAATGAGTTACGCTTATGAACAAGCGCCTGCGCGTGCAGGTGAGTTAGGTAAGGGCAACCTTGCCAGTGCAAAAACAAGTGCCGAAATGGTTTCCGGTGGCGCATTAAAAGCGGGATTATTCGTTGCGTTAAATGCTGCCGGCGGTGTAAAAGCCTTAGCGGCAAAAACTGACGTGATCGCCGGCGTAGTTTTAGCAAGCCGAATCAAAGACGAATGGGCGGAAGGTGAGCTGGTTGATGTAATGCATATTGCCCCCGCCGACGCTATTTGGGTGATTGTGGCAGAAGGTGAAACCGTTGCGCGTGGTAATAAAGTTTTTGCTATCGCAGTAACAAACGGCAACAAGAAATCCGGCACAATCCAAGGCAAAGCGGACGCGACCAACGCGATCGCAACTGATTACAACGTAATTGATGTTAAGGGTCAATTAGCGTTAATTACCAAACTTTAAGGAGTGATGAATGTCATTATTGGCTTATGTACAAAATGGCTTAACTGCCGTAAGTAAGGATATTGCAGAAACGAAATATCCTGAAATTGTCTTCCCGCAATTTGTTTATGTAGATCAGCAAACTGCGGTAGGCATTACCGAAAAACTGCATTATGGCGCCGATGAACACGGCTCTCTTGATGATGGTTTAATTACCGTCGGAACAAGCACGCTTGATCAAGTGGAAGTGGGTTTCACGCCAACCCGCTCTTACATTGTCCCGTGGGCGAAATCCGTAACATGGACTAAGCCTGAGCTTGAGCAGGGTCAATTGTTGGGCTTGGCGCTGAACACCGCAAAAATCATGGCATTAAACAAAAATGCACAACAAACTTTGCAAAAAGTCGCGTTCTTGGGTCATACCAAAGATTCCCGTTTAACCGGTTTGCTGAACAACAAATCCGTGGAAGTTTATGCGATCAAAGGCGCTGCACAAAACACCAAAGTTCAGGCTATGGACTTTGATAAAGCGGTTGCTTTCTTCAAAGAAATTTTCCTTAAAGGCATGGAAAAAACCAAACGCATTGAAGCACCTAACACTTTTGCCATTGATAGCCTTGATTTGGCTCACTTGGCACTGGTGCAACGCGCAAACACCGATACAACCGCATTAGAGTTTTTAACTAAACATCTTTCTGCGGCTGCCGGTCGTGAAGTTGCGATTAAAGCGCTGCCGTCCAATTACGGTACTCGCGTGACAGATGGTAAAACCCGCGCAATGGTTTACGTGAACAGTAAAGAACACGTTATCTTTGATGTACCGATGTCGCCTACCGTGTTAGACGCACAGCCTAAAGGTTTATTAGCCTTTGAATCCGGTTTGCGTATGGCATTTGGCGGCGTAACATTCATGGAACCAGATTCTGCGCTTTATGTTGACTACTAAGGGGTAAGTTATGCCATTAACCGAAGATTTTTTATTGCGCTATCCTGAATTTGGAAAGACCGATGCAAAACGTATCGGTCTTTTTCTTTCTGACGCACAGGCGGAAGTAAGCAAAGTTCGGTGGGGTAAGTTGTACGATCGCGGTTTAATGGCATTAACCGCGCATTTGCTCAAACTTAGTGCGGACGCAGAAATTAGCGGAGGTGTCGCAAACCGTAATCTCGCAAGCGAAAGTGCAGGCGAATTATCGGTGAGTTATGCGGCGCCGATTTCCGCAAATGGTTCTGATGATTTTTATCAGCTTACGGCGTATGGGCAAGAGTATTTGCGCTTGCGTAGATTGGTTGGCGTAGGGGTTATGGTGGCTTAAATGGCAGTAACTGTAACGGCTAATTTCACTGCGGCAAGACAACTGATCGAGCAGCTGAAATGGGTGAAAGAAAAGGCGGTTTATGTGGGGTTCCCCGCGGAGTTTGATGAGAAAGTAGAAGGAAGTGAAAACTTTAATCTCGCTTCTTTGGCGGCGGTGTTGGAGTTTGGCAACGAACACATTCCTTCCCGTCCTTTCCTGCGCCAGGCGCTTGAGGAAAATCAGGAAAAATATACCGCACTTTTTGTTCAGTGGTTCGAGCAGGGCGTGCCGGCTGTGCAAATCTATGAACGATTAGCTGTTATGGCGCAAGGCGATGTGCAGATGAATATCGTCAAAGGTGAATGGGTGGCAAACGCGAAATCAACGATCAAGCGCAAGAAATCAAGCAAGCCTTTAATTGACACAGGCAAAATGCGCCAATCTGTGAGAGGTATTGTCAAATGAGCCTAATTAATCAATCAGGACGTTTTTTAAATAGCCGATTCTGTCAACAAATCACCATTCAAAAGCAATCAGGATCGCATTCCGCAAGTGGCTTTGATGTGCGGTATGAAACGCAGCAAATCACCGCAATTGTGTTTCCGACATCGCCTAACGATGTTTTGTTATTGCCTGAAGGTGAGCGCTATTTGCCGTCTATTAAGGTTTACACGCAACAGCAGCTCAATATCGGTGACCTGGTGGAATATCGTGGGCAAACCTACAAGATTAAGACCGCGGCAAACTGGGGAGATTATGGATACTACAACAATATCGGGGTTCGACATAGTCAGACTGCGAAAGTTGATTCAACAGGCTTTACAGTTACCTGATGGTGTGGTGATTGGCGGGTGGTTGCTGATCCTTAGTGATATAAATAAATAGTCTAAGCGACATAAATGGGACTTAGTGGGTTAATCCTTGAAGAAGTGGGATAGATAAAATGAAAAAGAGTTACAGTATGTGAAACAGAAATAAAGATAAAAATAAATAAAAAAGGCTCTACAAAATTAGATCAGTAGAGCCGTTATTTTATGTGAACAGGTCAGGTTGCTTTTCCTTAGCTATTTTATCCTGAACACGTTTAACAATCTTCCTCAAAGCATTCTCGGTCAAGTCATATTTACGCCCAAGCTCCCCCCAATTCCTACCATTAAAACTATTATAGATATCTAAATCACGTTGAGCGATTTTATAGAAGTAATCTTTAGGAAACGTAATGACCTGCCCGGAAAAGTTTTCACACAAGTGATTGGCAACGTTAGCGCCAATCTGCTCACAAATGTCCTGCTCTAAGTTGTAATCTTTACATAGCGCAATCACCAGCGATTCGATTTCTTCAAGAAGTTCATAGCGGCGGATTTCCATTAGTGACGGTTTCATAAACTACTCCTTAATCGTTCTTTTTCGCCATTGTTTAAGGCGTTCCAGCACAATCGACGCCTGCGCATTATTGAGCCAACTCACGAAAGGAATCGGCTCGCCCTGTTCATTTTTAGCGATATTTTTAACGAACGCATTTAAACCGTCTTCGCTTCTGTCTCGGATAATGCCTGCGTCTGCCATTTCTAACCATTTTGCGCGGATCTTTTTAACGATATTACTACTCACATGAGAGGAACTCGGCGGTGATTTGCGTTTGCCATCTTTAAAGCGCCCTCCAACAACCTGAAAACCGCGTTTTTTCATGGCATCCACGACCTTGTTTAACTCAATTAAATTCATCAGAGTGCAACTATCTTTTCCAGCAGTATTAACAAGAAAAAGGCGATAAACCTCTTTATCCATTGTAGCCAACCGCGCGAATTTAGAAAAATAACCAGATAAATCTAGAAACAAATTTTCTAAAATTATGTGGTTTAACACTAGATAGCGCTACATAAATTTTACACATCATCAGCGACTAATTATCCTGAAATTTAACACAGAATCATCATACGTACATAAACAAAAACGACGAGTATTACCCCGCCGTTTAACGCTTCGGCTGTTGCATATGCGTTGATGCTGTTGGTTTCGGTGAAGTAATAAACTACGTTTGTCATTTTTGTATCTCCTGCCGCTCGTTAATCATTTATAAGCTTCGGTGCGGCGTCCCTCTTGCTTACGGGGTAAATATTATATAATATAACCTTGCAACCACTATTTTGTAAGTTTTGTGTAAATATTTAAAAGCCCCTTAAACATCGTTTAAAGGGCTTTTAAAGTTAGAACTTATAAACCAGATTATCCTCGTACTCACCTTGATAATTTAGGCTTGTCTTAATCGCTATCCGCTGCGCGCCGGCGAATGCCTGCCAGTTATCCACCTTATCCTCCTGCATGTACTCAATAAAGCGCACAAACTCGCTCTTAGTTGAGCTGAAGAAGATATATGGGGGGCGGGTGATGTTGACTAAGCGCAGGAAGTCGATTAAGTCAAAATAATGCGCCTGCTTGTAGCTCTCTTGCTTAGTGCAGAGGTACGGCGGGTCAAGTACAAACACCGCCTGTGGGTCGGCAGTGAAGCGCGGAAGTAGTGTGTGAAATGACTCGCAAACCACCTCTACGCCGTCAAGATAACCTTCGGCGGACGGGTAATCAGACGCGCGTACGCAGTCCCAGAAATCCTTGCCACATAGCTCATCAAATGAACCGACCTGTTGCCCGGAAAATAACAACCAGCTGGCAAGCGAGGCGAGATCTACATAACCGTCGAATGCCTCAATAGTCTTAATAATATCTGCTTTAAGTGCTTTGTCGGTGACGCGTTTTTGACGCGGCACGCCGCTTAATAACGCCGCAATTTGCCCGCGCAGGCGATTAATATCATCAATGTGCTTAATGCGCTCGAAATAACCGTCAAAGTCGTTGTAAATCACGCGGGCGCGCGGTTTGAGTTGTTTTGCAGCATGTGCAAGCAAGCCCGAGCCGCCAAACGTGTCAATAATCGTCCAGCCCTGGCCATCGCCCGCAATATGCCGGTTTAAAATCGCGTTAAAATGTTTTAAAAACTTGCGCTTTTGACCGACGAACGGGAGTGGGGCTTGCTTAAACATGATTACTTCCTTGTTTGTTTGTTCAAAGATTGCATGATTATCCCCTTTTAAAAATAACCGCTAAATCATTTGGGCTGAATCGCCAGCCGTCTTGACTGCTGTGTAAAGTGTTGTAGGTGTAAACCAACGCGTTGTAGCACCATTCTGAGGAGAAATATTTAATGCGTTTGTGCTTAATGCCAAGCACTACACTAATCGCGCCCCACCAGTCGTACTTCATGCCTTTCGTCCAACCGAAATAATTTATAATGTGATTCGGATCTACATTATGCAGTTGAATTAAGTCCCACTTACCATTCATCACATCAATTTCTTTTCGGCGGACGCCTCCGTCCTGTACCGAAGAAGAAAAGCAATGATAGATAGTTTCATGTTCGTATTGGTCTCCGCTTGTGAATTTAATCTCCTCAATTACTAATTCACAGTGCGAATATTTGCCTTTTGTAAGAAAGCGCGTTACCGCGTCCGCAAGGGCTTTAATCGGTTCTTCGCGCCAGTCGCGTTTATGTTTCTAGAATGCCAAATAAACTTTATTAGCCATTTTTATAAGTCTCCATCAGTGCGTCCATTTGTTTAATTATGTCCTACTCTAATCGTAATATCCCTCAATGCCAGCGCATTGCGGCTAATGCCGGGCTGTGCCTCAATACGCACACGAATTTTATCCACATTTTGCGCCAGGCTATCAGCGACTTGCTGCGGATGCCAATCGTCAGTTGTCCAGTCGCCCAGAAGCTCGGATGGGTATGATTGCACCACATCGGCCCCGCTTAAAAGCTGCACAATCACCCGGCATTTGCCTTTTCTCTGCGCGTAGCTCAGTATCTTATAATCAAGCACAAAACGCGCATATTTTCCGGCTGCAATCTCATAATCGTTGTAAATATCGGTAGTCGGGCTTGCGCCATCGCTTAGCATAATATAGCCCAAGCCGCCGAAATAGCCGTCATTGTAGCGATTTAAATAGTTGTCGCCGGCACTCCAGGTGGCTTGATAATCAAACTTGTGCAATAACAATAGTGCCCCTTGCACATTAAACAGGTACTTGTGCAGGCTCTGTAAGCCATTTTTAACGCTATAAAGCGCCAGTGAGCTAAATTGCTCGCCTTCAACTTTTTTGGCGTCCGGGTATGCAAATTCCGTGCCCGTGGTGTCAATTGAGCGCACCACGGTGTCGCCGTCTAATAAATCCACTTTATAGCTGACGCCCTCGCCCAACATAGTACTGTCCTCACTATGGGCAATGAGCTTCTCGGCTTGCAGGTCGCGGTCACGGTGCGCCCAGGTGAGCTTAAACGATGACCCGTCGACAATAGCATTGCCGTAACCGCCGTCGATACGTACATTGCCGGGCGGATACGGGCGGGCTTGCCGTTGTTGGGTTGTCAGCGTTAATTCTGCCGCCTTTTCATCGTCCAGCGTTTGCTGTGCGGTGCGGGTGAGTAATTTAGCTTTGACTTGCTCACCCACGGTATATTTTGTCTCGTCAGTGCCGGCGGCAAGCAGATAGCACCACGCCACGGCGTCTGCTTTATGCGCCTGTGGGATAGTATCTGCACAACCGCGCCCCACAGTCATTGTGCCGGCGTTAAAATCCACCGAATCAATCTTAATAATCTCATCATCAATCATAACCGCTTCGGCATTCTCCAATGCCGCATAATCGCCCTCAAGTTTAAACTTAAGGGTTGTTTGATACGCGCCTGCGGCATCTGCCAGGCGAATAAAAGGGGTGAATGAGCCTGTGGCGGTCTGTGTATAGCCCGCGCCCACATTAACCAACATATCATAGCCCACCGAAAGCGCTGTCGGTTGTGCGCCCAGGCTCCATACAAAACAATCCGTCGGCTTAATAAACGCACGCTCGGCGTCGGATAAGACAAGCGGTAGCACATGATAGGGCACCTCAAAAAGTCGTGCCTGCTCAATCGGCTTGGCGGTGTAATCGGGCGGAATATAAAGGGACTCACCCTTTTGCGTTGAGTAGTTAGCTGCGGGAAGTCCGAATACATCCTGCAGGCAGGTTGCCACAATCTCGCCCTCATTGCCGCCGTTTTTAAGCTCACCTATGCGAAATACCACATCAACAATATCGCGCTCCGGCAGATTAAGACGGATAACATCACCCGGGCGCAACTCGCTCCCCCGCATATCGAAGGTGATTTTAAGACGGGTCAATCCGCTTGCAATCATCTCTAAATCGCGCTGCGCCAACCGTGCTGCTAAATCAAACGTCGGCACGCCTTTATATTCCAAGGTTTTGCTAATCACCCCGTGCATTTGCACGGCGGCGATATTGTTGGCTATCGCCTGGTCTTCACGGTTAGTCACCGGCTCAAGATATTTCACGATGATTTGATTTGCCTGCTTATCGGTTGCGGCGCTGTCATCATCAAGCACCGCGACAATCCCGTTGTCATAGCTAAACAGCGGCAAATCCGCGACGTTGTAGTCTTGCCGAATCAATTTAATCGCCTGCTTACCGGTCTCCACATTGTCGTATTGTGCGGCGCCAATATGGTCAACGATTTGCTTAATAAACTCTTTGATTGAGGTTTGCCGGTTGTAGCGGATGCACAAGCCGAATCCCTCGTCATAAAGCGTGTCAGCCGCTTTTTTGTAGCTGTCTAAGTCAAGCTCGGACAGGTCTTTTTTCCCGCCCCAGCTCTTATTTGTCGCGCACTCAACTAAGATATGCGCGGGGTTCATAGCGTGAATCTGGCGCACATTTTCTTCTTGTTCCGGGGTTAATCCGGAGATTTTGAGATTGTCGTTACGCAGCAGGATTTTGGCTTTTTCCGGATACCATACCCCATTGTGCCAGCCTTTGTGGGCGCGGCGCACGCGATAGCTGTGCTTTTTAGGGTAGGCGTTATAGCAGCTGATAAGCCCGGAAAACACAGTAGTGACAATGCCCCGAAAGCCGGGGATAGTATCATCTGTTGCCACACTACCGGGGCTGACATTGCCGTGCTGAAAAAATTTATTACGCTGCCCGCCTTTTTTTAAGCGCTTGTGCCCGCGCCCGGTTTGATTATTTGCCGCCGACGGGTTATACACCCCTTTAAGCAGATTAATCAGCATTTGTGTCGGCTTTTGGTCCGGTTCGCCCATCAGGATTTCCATGCGCCCCTGGATGCCACCTTCACCACCGGTGTTATCGCCGCCGAATAAGTTGGGTTTATCAACATAAATCGCTTGCGAGTGCGTGAGCTCACCCGGTTTCCCGACGTATGCGGTTTTATCATCGACTCTAAGCTCTACAATCTCGTCCACCGGACCGCGCCCCAGGCCGCTTTGAATATCCCAATAATAACGGTAACCAACGGTCACCGACTTGCCTTTTTTGCCGCCCATTATTTATCTCCTTTGCGGGCCTCTAAGGCGGCAGCAACACATTTGCGGGCAAATACACTGCCCGTGTTTAAAAGTAGGCTAGAATCAATGCCATGCTGTAAAAAATCGGCATAATCCAAACCCTGGCGGAGAAAAAATGCCTCGACACCGGAAGGACAAAAATCCACCCGGCGCATGTCTTGCATTGTGATAGTAATGTTATCCATAATTTACCCTTTTTTAATCTCGCTCGTGCGGTAGTTGCCGTAAGCCAGCACCTGCCAATCCTCGGTCCAGCAATCGCCGAAAAACACACACTGCGGCGTACCCTCGTCGATTTGCGGAAAATTGAAATCCTTGGCGCTGGCTGCCTCCGGTCCGTTACTGCCGCGCTTACCGAACGCCCGATTAATGTAGTAACTGGCAACGGCATACGCGACGATTTTAACCACCGCCCAGGCAATTGATGCAAACATAATAAATCCCCCTAAAACACCCGTGAACCGTCATACGGCGATTTGGTCGGCATGTGCGGAATACCGCCGAAATTAAGCATATTGTTAAATTTTTTAAGACAGGTTTGCGCCCGTCCGTCACAGCCCGGATAGACTTTAATGACCGTGCCGATTGAAAGCTTTTGTGTGCCGCCCATCAATGTCAGCTTGTTATTTTGATGCACGGTCACGGCACGCACCTCGCGCACACCATCATCCTGCCACTCGATAAAACCCGCATTAAACCAACCTTGCGGCAGGTTTGCCGGCAGATTTACGGTAATGGACGCCCCGTCCATCGCACTGATTGTAAGCCCTGCCACTACGAAGTTGCCCGGCTTGACTTTGCAATCGGTGTCATAAAGCGTATAGGGGCAGTTACGCCCCCAGGTCAGGCGCAAGCCTGCGCTTTCCATGGTTTCCGACAATCCTGCCGATACTAATTGCGTGGTCTCAATACTCGGTCGGTTAGCCTCCACAATCGTGCCCACCCAGACAATGCGAATCTCGGAATCACCCCAGTTTAGCCGCATGATGGTAAGCTTGACCGTTTGACTTGGCGGCAGCCCGCGATACAGCCGCGCCACCGGGTTATTGCTCGGCATTTTAATTGTGATTTTACCCTCACTATTGCCGTCGCGTTGGTCGGCGATGGCGGTAGCAAGCCACTGCTGACCGTTAATCTCTAAGTCTTTGTCGGCATTGCAAAAGCGCCAGATTTTTTCGTTCTCGCCGCGCACAAATTGATACAAATCGACGGGCTGACCCTCGGCAATAGAGTGCGTCTTGTCTAAATAGCTCATGTTTAAATCCTGTTTAAATGTGGTTTAAATGAGGTTTAAAGTGCGGTTAAATTTAACCTTACTTTATGGCTCAAGCTCATCACGTACACCACGGAAGCTGACTGTGACGGTTGCCGTGCCATCGGCGTCGGTATGATGCACCCAGCTTACCGTGTCGCTCTCCAATCGGGAAAGCGTCAAAAATGAAATCTTTAAAATCTCATGTTGCTTAATATTGATTACCTCACCGTCAAATGCCAGCCGCTCGGTGCTTGAGTCAACCACGCCGGAAGATACAATGCGACGGTAAAAAATGCGATTGCCGCTACATTCAATCCGCACATCCTGCCGCCCCGTTTGCTTTTGCAGCGCGCCGGTGTAGTTAATGTAAGCAATATCTAATGTTTTGCCCAAAATGTCGCCGACGGGTGTCACATCAGTGCTTGATGTCGCCACCCAAATCGCCCGCTGACGCCCGCGCAGGTGATAAAACAGATTGCGCAGCTTGCGTTGTTCTTCCCGTCCGGTTGCGATAAAGCGGTGGGCGGTGATTTGCATCGCGCGCTTGGCGGTGTCTAAGTAGTGTGGTAAGCCCGTTTTGTTATCCAGTGTTTTAATTAGTCTGGCATATTGCGCGGTGATGTCTTCTGACCAGTCTGAGGTCGGCTCTAACACCGGGTGATTGCGATACGTCGGCAGGTGGCTCACATCATCAGACCAGCCGTTATGCTCTTGCAGTTGCAAGCGGATTTGTGCGGTTGACACCCCATCACTTAAACGGCGCAGTTGCGGCATGTCGGTCAGCACCGCGGAACGGAGCGGATAAACCGTGGTTAAAGTGCGCTCATAATTGCCGACGACCGCGCGTTTGAGCCTGATTTTACTGGGTTCAACGGCGCTGATTTCGACCATTTCTCTACTGCTTGATGTCATCAAAATCGCGCGCCCGCCAATGGCAAAATCATAGCCTGCGGTGTTAATAGCAAGCTCTGTCGCCCCTTGTTGCACATTTTGCAACAACCGGGCGCTGTCGGTAAAAATCGGCATCGACCACGCGCGCGAGCCGTAACCATACAGCGCTGCTTCAAATTGTTGGCGCTCAACATCCGATAAACTTACTTTAAACTCAAAAGTGCGACGCGGCGACAGACGGCGGGCAATGCGCTGCTCTGCCGCAGTGACGGATTGATGTACAGAGGTTAGCCACTCCAGGTTTTCTGTGACGTTATCGCTCCAATCCGGCATAAACGACCAATCCGTTGAGCGCGAGCCTATAATGCGCAGCGTAACCGCGCTTTTGCCCAAAAAATTAAAGGTAACAACGCAATCAATGGTGGGCGGGCCCTGCATGCCAACCTTAACCGTCCATTTTTTAAGCGCAAGCGGGTTAAATATGCCTGATGTGGGACCCTCTAACTTAATCCCCTCGCCGCCCACAACAGACACCGATAAAAGCTTGACCGCGCTGCGGTTGGCGTTCCAAATTTGCACGTTAAACGTCTGCTCGGTTGAGATTGCCCCCAGATTTACCGTGTGCGGAATAATCACAATGCGCCGATATAAATCGAGGTAAAAATTGGGCGTGATATAACCGCCCGATTGGCGCGTAACATCCGCTTCCAGGTTGCCGATAAAATGCGCGTTATAGACTTTAAACGGGGCTTTAATCCGCCATTTATCGCTGCGGTAGGTGACCAGTCCGGTTTTAAATAATGCCGTACCTGCGGTCAGCCGCGTTAAAAAATAACCCTCATGCGCTGCCATGGATTACTCCACAAGCCGATAGGCGACACCATGGCGCCCACTTGAATCCGCCAGCTCTTTAACCCGCCAATCCAAATCGTTGTGATAGCCGCTGGCCGGGATAATTAACCATTTATCACCGTTAACGGTTAGTGTTGTGCGCGGGATGATGCCGTGCATGTTTACATGATAGCGGTCCGGCACAATGCCAAGGCGGGCGTACGTATCATTGCGTAAATGCGCGGTGATGACGTTGGGATTGGGCATCACCACCTGCCCCAAGGTTGAGTTTGAGATGGCGGTTAGCACATCATCGGCGGTATGCCCGACATAGCGGTATAACATCGCACCCGTGTTGGTGCCGAAAAAATGCACGCCCGCAGTGGTATTGTCTGCTCTGTTGGCACCGCAAAAATACCACGGGCTGCGGCTTTCACCGGCTAGCCCTTCTGCTCTCAATACCGATGAATAAATATCATAGCCATGACCCATGCCATAGACGCATAAATTGGAGTTATTGGCGGATTCATTTGGCGCATAAAGCCAAGTACCGTAAGCATATTCGCCTCCCTCAAAATCAATATCTTTGATTAATTGACCTAATCCGAAATGACGGTAGAGGCGGGCTTCGTGCTCAAAAACGACATGGATATAGTCTTGCGTTGCCATAAAATCGTAACTGACAAACGGGCCGTCGCTAAAAAGATTGACCGATGTCTCCATTTGATTTTCTGCATTGCCTTTTTGATTCGGGCTGCCGGGTTGTTCCAGCGCCCCTTTATGTTTATCAATTGCGCTGCAGGGCATAATATATATCACGTCTTTACGCTCGATTCTGCCCGGTGTTGGCAGGTATTCTACTGCCCAGAATTTATGGGTTTTAAGCTGCTCAACATAAAGCTTGCTCGCTGATTGGTGCACTACCTGCCAATTAAGCGGTTTAATAAACTGCGCTAATTTTTCAAAAAGTTGTGCGATATTGCCGGCGGTGCCGGTTTGATAAGCCATTATTCGACCTCCATTGCAAAATAACTGGTAGTTGTCACCCGATAGGCGTCGTTAAACACGATAAGCTTGCGTCCATCCTTAGTTTTAATTGTATCCAATGCCAATGTGCCGATGCCGGGCAGCCAGTAGATGCCATCCATCGCGCCCCAACGATTCATCCCTTGCGATGATTGGGCGGTGGAGTAGAGCTCCACTTGGGTGAGCGGATAGTGATTATTAATTGCCGCCATTTTGCTCAATATGTTTTTATTGGCTATTGCGTTACTGTAAATCGGGTGGATGCCTTGCTTGGTACTGTCGGCATTTTTGCCACGCGCGCCATCACTGTAGACAAAATCGCGCCAGCTTTGGTTCGGTGTCAGTAACCAGCAATTTTTGTTGCGCGCGGAACCGACCGATGAAATCTCATCATTAGCTACCGAAAAGCGGGTCAGTCCCGCCTGGGCACAGCCTGCGATACAAAGCGGATAAGGGTATTCGGTCGGCGGCACATTAGGTAAAATAAACCCGCAATAAGCAGTGCAACAAACCTTTTCAATTACGGTTAAGATTTTAAAATGACGCCCATCCGCTATCATGTGATAAGTAAAATCGCGCCCATTGCCACATAACGCGACGCCCGGCGAGAGATTAACCATGCCGTTGGTAAACACCGGATTGGTTGCCATCGACTCATTAAAAAAGGTGCCGCCGTAGAAGTTAATGTTGTAAGTATCCTGTGCAATGTTGTTGATGGTTTCAGCACCGATATAAATATCTTGCCCGATGCCCGTTCCGGTGGATTTCCACATAATCTGGCGGCGCTCGGTTTCCGTTGCCGTGGCGGGCAATGTGCGGTCAAACAACAGCGTCCATGCCTGCCCGTTTGCTGTAAGCTTGGGGTCGGTAGTTAAAAACGTGTTTAAAATATCAAGCAAATCGCGTTCATTTTTGGCTGTCCCGGTTTTATACGCCATAGTTACCTCAACTAAAATCTTGTTTTAATGTCTCTTTGTTTGCCCGAATCAAGGTTAATACCGCTTTTGCGCCCGCGTTTGTGTTAATCCCCGCGGTAAACAGTTCTGCGCTGTCAACAGCCAGCGTTTGCTGGATGCTAACCGGCGATGCCACTACTTGCGCGCCACCGCGCCCTTCGCGCAGCGACTGACTTAAGCCCGGCTCACGATAACTTGGCAGCGGCGGCACCGATACCGGACCGCCTTGTGCAAATGAGCGCAATTGGCGGCGGTTAATGGCATGCATAAATCCGACACCATAGTGCGCTACAGACGCCGCTTTCACTACATACTCCCCGTCCGATAAGCGGGCGGGGATAGAATCGGATGTGCCGGTGCCCGGACCGCGGATATAGCCGCCGGTTGCGGCGGTCAGCGCACCACCCACTGCACTGCCGATGGAGCCTAAAAGACTGCTTCCTGCACCGGTTAACTGCATCGCAAGTCTTTTAGCCTCAAGTTGGATAATTGCATTTAAAACGGTGTTGGCGAGATTAAGCAGCGCATCGCGCAGCGTCATTGTGCCTTTAGCAAGGCCGGCAATGGAGCTTTGTAACCCTTGAGTTAATCCCTCTTTAAAGGTCTTTTCTAAGTCGTCGCCTGCGCTGTTAAGCTCGGCAATCTTAAGTTTCATGTCATCAAGCAAGCCCTTGGCTGCCTGACCTTGCACCCCCGGCAGTTGTGCCAGTTTTTCCAGTATCGGGATTTGTTTTTCAAGCTCTGCGACAGTCTCTGCATACAGCGCTTTAAGCTGGCGCTGTCCTTCGATTTGTGAGATAACCCCCACCTGGACTTGGGTTTGTATGCGCTGCTCTGCAGCGCTTTGGCTTTGATACAGGCGGTTAATCTCGTTTTGCACGCCGTCAACCTGCACTTTGGCTTGCTCAAGCGGCAGCAGTTTTTTAATCAGATTAATCCCGTCCACATTGGCGTGCTTGGTAAACTCGGCTAATAGCTTGCTATAACGCCCTTCGATGTCTGCCAGATTGGCTTTGACTTCTTGCCCTGTCAGGCGCAAATACTGCACGTTAAGCGCCAGATTTTTATCGGTGGCATCATATTTGTATTTTGATGACCGGGCGGTTTTCTTGGCTTTTTCTGCCGCCTCTATTTGCTCTGCCAAGGCGTCCGCTTGGGCGAGTTGGTCGCCCGTCAAGCCCTTGCTTCTGGCTTCTTCTTTCAACCCTGCCGCTGTGCCTTTGGTCTTGGTGGTTAGCCGGCGTTGCAGGCTCTCAATAAACTTCTCGCCTTCCTTTGCTTGTTTTGCAAAGTCGAGCTGATTTTGTAGGTCGATGATAGTGTTGATTCGACTGATAAAGCCGTCTATCATGCCTGCCGATGTGCCCGCTTGTCTTCCCAGCTCTAAAAACTTCGCTTTCATCGCTTCGAGCTGTTCGGTTGCGGTCATTGTGGAGTTGGTGAGCTCCTGGCGGATTTTGCTTTCGATTTTATTCAGCTCACCATCCATAGAGGTCATTTGCTCTTCGGCTTTTTTAATCGCTTCTTTGAGCAGCTCCATCGCTTCCGGCGCTTGTGGGTCGCCGATGGCTTTAAGTTTTTCGGCAAGCTCGCCGCCTGCCTCCAGTGCTGCGTTAAAGGCGGCCGTGAGCTGTTGCCGATTAAGATTTGCCACTTCGCGGGTGGAGCCTGCAAGCTCGGTTAAACCACTATCCAGCTGATTAATTTGTTTGTTGATTTTATCCAGCTCGTCGGCATGGATTGATTTAAACAAAAAGCTCTCTTGACCGCGCTTAAGCAGCTCATCACGTTTTGCAATTAGCTCATCCAACTTTTGACGCGCTTCTTCGATGGTTTTATTGTTGGTTTCAACTTGGCTTACCCGCTCGCTAAATCCGCCGATTTCGCCAAGCTTGGTGCGTGCTTCAATCAGCGCCTCGGTTTTATCGATGTTGGATTGGATGGCGTTTGTTGTTTGTTGATATTGCGCTTCCAGCTCTTCTTCTTTTGATTTTAGGTACTGGTAGGCAGCATACAGTCCGACTGCCGCGGTCAGCGCCACACCAACCCAACCGCCGGCAAAACCAAGCAGCGCGCTTCCTGCATTGACCGCCGCCGCGTGGGCTTTTGCTATCGCCAGCGCACCATAAGCTTGTGACAAACGGGCGACGGATACGCTTTCGCCTTCAATGGCCCGTATAGCGATAATCGTTGCCTGTGCGGTGCGCACCTGGGCGCCGGCATTGGCGTTAATTGCTACGGTGTTAGCATTGACGGCAAACGTACTGGCTGCCCAAACCGCAGCTTTTTTGACAAGCGGCGCAATCAAATGCACGGTGTAAGCGGTGCCGGCAATAATCACTGCCGCTGCCAGTAAATCAAGGTTATTTGCCACGCCCGAAATCGCCCCTGCCACCAGTTTTGAGGCAGAAAGGGTTTTGTCGGTGTTGCCGATAAAATTAAGCCAGCTGTTTGACAGTTGATTTACCGCACGCCCGATAGTGAGCGGCATCTGCTCGTATTGGCGCTGGATTTCCTCGGCGGCTTCTTTTGTTGCGCTTAAAATGATTTTGGGCGTAAGTTCGCCTTGCTCTGCCATTTTGCGCAGTTCGCCACGGGTCTTGCCGAGGGATTTTTCCAACACTTCAAGCAATATCGGCATTTGTTCGGCGACGGAGTTAAATTCTTCACCGCGCAACGTACCGGAGGCTAAACCTTGCGATAATTGGATAATCGCCGCTTTGGCTTCTTGCGCGCCCGCCCCGGAGACTGCTACCGCCTGCTGAATGGTGCGGGTAAATTGAAGCAGTTCCGCACTATTGGCGTTATCGCCGAGCGCGCGATAAAAACGGGTATACAGCTCTGCAGTAGCACTAAAAACTGAGCCGGTTTGGTTAGCAATTTGCATCAGCTCGTTAAATGTGCCCTTGGCTTCAGCGTTGGATTTTGAGACAAGATTAATGCGCGCCGTGTAGTTGTTGTACTGGTCGATAGTTTGGGTGAGGTTGGTAACAGCAAGATTGCCCAAGGTAAAGCCGATAGCCAGCGATTTCAGACGCGCCAACTGGGTGCTGATAGATTCAATGCCCGCGCGGGTTTTACCAAGTTTAGCCGTGGTTTGGTCGGCTTTTTTACCGAGCTCGTCAATGCCTGCGGCGCCTTTTTTGGCGGAGGTGCCGAGCCCGTCTGTGGCTTTTTTATTGCGTTGCAATTCCGCTTCAAACGCCTTAAAATTGGTTAATGCGTTTTCCAGATCCGCTTTGATTTTGAGCGCGAGAGTTAAATTATCAGCCATGGGGGTCCTACAATGTCAGATAAAGAGGTTAATGCGAGCCTGATTGGTTGGGCTATCGTGTTACTGCCGTATGAAATCGGCTTGTTGTTTATGTTGTTCGGCGCGGTCACATTCGGGCAGGTGCTGTTCTGGGGGGCGGCGTTTTACGCATTGATTTTTGTTATCTTCGCATTTTTTCGCGCCCCGCTTGCCGCTATGCTCGGCATTGTCATCGGCTCTAAGCTCTAAAAATTGACCGCATTTTATGATGCGGTCAATTCGTCTATATAGCCTTGCACTTCCCTTCCGCCATTTACGCCAAACGATACGTCAATGGTTCTGTCGGCGCGCTCCCGGCGCTTGCGCACCAGGGCTTTTTCATAAAAGAGTAGTAACTGCCGCGCGGTGTAATCGCCAAGCTCTCCAAAGTGATGCCCGTTAGCGACCAACAACTCTATGATTTCGCCCCAGCCAATACTTGTTGTAGATTGTCTTTTGTCATTTTTTCGATTATCGGCGCAATGGCTTTGCGGGTAAAAAAATCACTGTTTACGCACCACCACGCCATCAATAAGTCTTCGCCTTCGCGGGCGTTGAGATTTTCAACAAATTCGGCAGGCTTGCCGATAGACAGCGCAACCAACCCAACCACGTGCTGATAATTTGCGCTTAAACACTCCATGAGCTCATCAAGATTAAAATCATCCTGGGATTTGCCTAGCGTTTTGCGTAGTGACGCAATAAACGGCACAAATTTGGCGTTGTGCTGTAATTGTTGCTTAAGCGTATATTCTTTCACTTCGATTTTTTCGCCCGCGATGGTGAGCTCGGCGGTCGGAAAGAGGATTTGGAGTTCTTTATTTTCGGTTTGGTCGGACATAGTTTTAATCCTTTTTTATTTTTAAAAAAGCCCGCTCAATCATTGCAGGAGCGACATATTGATTGAGCGGGGAGTGCGCAATCACTACTGCTTAATAGTCACAACACGACCAAAGCGACCCAGCACGCTATCGCCTTTTTTGCTGGTATCTGCCAAGATTTTCGCTTTGGCATCCAATGCGGCAAGGGCGTTATCGTTGTTAATCAGCGCCAATGCATCGGTCGGGTTAAAGTTAATTTTGTACAACTCCACCAAAATCCACTGGTTTTCTTCTGCCAGGTTGACACCCTCGTAGCGCAAAAACAGATCTTTCGGGTTAGAGGTCAGCATCGCCACGTTTTGCACTTCACCGTAACTGTATTTAACGGTTTCGGTGTTGCCGGATTTATCTTTTAAAAACTCAATGGCACCAAAGTTTTTATCGACTAGGTAATCGGTGTTTTCGACCATATTGCTGATTTCGACATTGCTTACTTTAACGTGTGCTAATGTCACGCGCTCGCCTGCTTTGATTTCTGCCGGTAGCGCTTCGCCGGTGACATTGCCGGCGGCGATTGTGGTATGTTTGCCAAGTAACAATAATGCTAAGTTATCGCCACCCAATTCATGAAATTTAAGGGTCAATTCGCCTGATTTGCCGGTGTTGATTTTACGCACTTCAAGTCGTTGTCCGGAGTAAGATTCTTTGTGCTCAAAGCTTTCGGTAGTGAGCGATATGCTGGCTTCTGAGACATCGCCTACCCAGCGCAGATTTTTCGGCTCACCGTTTGGCAGGCGCTCAGCTAAAAAGACCTTGCCCTGCCCATAACTATAAGTTTCATTGTTGGTCATTGTTTGTATCCTCGTTGTTTTGTGTTTCTTTGTCTTTGCGGGCTGCGTCAACCGGCTTTCCGGCACCCACCCTTACGATAAATTGCGCGGAGGATTGGTCTAATTCCAACACCTCTCCCGCTTGATACTGCTTGCCGGCGTGTGTATGCGCGGCAGTTAAAATAACTTTGGCATCAGCCATATTATCCTCTCTCATAACTTGGCATCGGCGCCTTAAAGTACATGCCATAAACTGCAACACCCATGCCACTTTGTGTATCCGACCACAGATTTTGCACGCTTAACAGCTCAAATGTGCCGCTAGGCTTGAGCGGATAACGGTGCAATCCTGCGCTTAAACGCTCGACTAACTGATAAATGCCGACATCATCCTCACGCTCACCATCCAACACATTGGCCACCACATACACCGCCCAGCGGGCTTGCACAATGTGCGGGTTTTCGCCCGGCATATGCCCAAGCCATGCGGTATAGACGGCGGGCGGGTTACTTACAATACGGGCAACCGCTGAATCGTCCCAGTGTCCCGGGTGTGACGTCACCTCTTGCAATACATCGCCGCAAAGCGCGCGGATTCTCGCTTGTAGCGCGTCACTGGTTTTAGCTATGTTGCTCATCAGATAAATCCTTTGGCGCGCTCACGCGCCCACACCGAACCTGCCGATTGAATCATTGCCACATTATCGCCTTCTACGGTCTCGCCCTGCTCGCTGATACCTAGTGAGATAGTGCCGCCGGCAACCTTCTCCAGGTAACGGATACTGTCGTCATAGTCACGGCGCGCCTGGTCGGTGGCGCGATTCTTTTCCAAAAAATATCGTGCGATATAGCAACAATGACGCTCTAATACCGCCGGCACGCTTTTCAGCGGCAGGGTATAACGCCCGGCAAGATAACTGTCGATAGTCTGCGAGGCATCATCCAACGCCTCCGCAACTTTGGCGCTGTCAACGCTTCCCGCAAGGGTTTTAATGCTTTGCTCGCCGTAGCGCTTAACTAATCCTTCGGCTGTGGCGTAGGGCATTATTGCGCATCCTGTGTTGTTTTAAGGGCATCAGCCAACAATGCGACCAAATCTGCTTTCACCGCGTTTGCGGCAAATTGCACGCCGCGCTCGCTTAATTTGGCTTTCAGTTGCCCAACCGTAAGACTGTTTAAATCGGCGGGTAATGCGTCATCGTCGGATTTTGCTGTATCTGCCTCATTAGCCTGTTGTGCTACTTGTTGCGCGGCTCCATCTTGAGCTTCACCTTCAGGTGTAGGATTGCGGTCTGTATCAGCTTCTTGCATTGGTTGAGCTTGTCCGACAACCAACCTAGGGTCGTTTTGCAGCGCGGCAACTTGTGCTGCGCTAAGCCCGCTAAGTGTGCTTTCGCCCAGCGGCAAAATGTGACCGGCGCGGCAGTAACCGCTTTTGATACGGTTTTGTACCGTGATTTTAAAACGTTCAGCCATTTCATTTTTGTCCTTAAATTGCGTTTAAACGGGGTTTAAAGTGCGGTTAAAATCCACCGCACTTTTTGATAAACGGTTACAGATAATCCGCTACAACCAGCTCAAGTTTTAAGTTGCGCAATTCGTTGTCCACGGTTGCCCCGTTTTCAACGCGGAATGCGCGTTCTAAAAGCTTGGTCGCTTCTTCCTGTAAATCCACCGGCACGACGATATGGGTCGGTTTAATACCCAATTTGTGACCGCCGTCGCCTTCCACCTTGCGCATCGCTTTAATAGCTTTCCATAGGTTTTCGGCGGTTAGCTTACCTTTGACGGCATGCGCCATCTGCCAAAAGCCGTAACCTACGTTGCAACGCGAATCCACACCATAGGTGTAGGTGTTTTCCATAAATACTTTTTCCGCATTCGCGTCGGTCATTTGCGCAGGCGTCGGGGATTTGCGATTTTGGAAAATAATCGGTTTTAACGCACGGGAGCAGTCAAGCAAGTACCAGGCGCCATCTTCGGTCACGTTTGTGCCGTCGTCGGTGATATTGCTGACGGTTACCGGGTCGGTACCGTCCGGGTTCTTGCCCACCGGGTGGTCTGTATCAAAAAAGTATTGGCTGTCGTAGCAGGCGGTTTTAAAGCCGGCTTTGAGTGCGCCGAATACCAACTCATCGGGCTGCTCACCGGCAGAGCGTCCGAGCTCAGTGACAAGCGGGGTGTAAACGCCGATGTTGTCATCTTCGATATCCGTGCGTTGGATTTCAACGCCTGACGCCCAGTCTTTGTTGACTACCGCATAGCCGTGGGATTGGATAGCGGTGATGGCACGTTTGCCGACCCATTCGGTGAGTTTCGGCATTTGACCAAGCCAGGTGTAAGTGTTGCTTTTGGTTGTGGAGTTGACTATGGTCGCGATTTTGGTGTATTGGCTCGGCGCTTTTGCCAAGCCTTCGCGAAAGTTTTTTCCCAAGCCGGTAAACAGGGCTTTAACAATATCCGGGGTTACATTAGCCATTATTTAGCTTCCTTTTCTTTGGCAAAATCGTCTTCGGTGATGCCTAACAATTTTGCCACTTCTTTTTCTTCGGCAGATAATACTGCCACGTTTGTTTCTTTCGGTTTATCCAACGCCTGTGTTTGTTGCGCGGACAGCACTGCAAGCTGCGGACGCGTCTCAAGCATGGCGGATAATGCGGCAACGCCTTGTTGCTTACCGAAACCGGTTAAATAATCTACTTCGGATTCCAATACGCGACCTTCGTTTTTGGCTTTTGCAATGACTTGCGCCACGTCGGTTTCGTTGGTTTTGGCGGATAACACGGCAAGCTGTTGCACGGTGGCGTCATAGGTTGCTTTCGGCACGTACTTGCTTAAATCCACATCATTGATTTTGGCGCTTAACGCCGCCACCTGGGTTTCTGCCGACGCTTTGGCGGTGGTAATACCGTCTAGCGCGGACAGCGCCGTTTGTGCCTGCTCTTCGGTGAGTTCCGCGCCATCAGTCACGGTCACACCCAGTTTGCTAAGCAACTGTTTTAACAATGGATTCATTGTTTTCTCCTCGTTGGTTTGAGTTGGTTGTTCAAATCCTGCCGACAGCACCGCTAAACGTTTCATGCCGGTAACGCCCGGGTCGTTAGTTAGTGCTGCCATTCTCAATTCAAGCGGCTCGCCTTTGTTGTCATACGGGAAAACTGCACTTAAAAAGGCAAACTCGCCGTTTTTGATGTGTTCGTAAGCTTTGGGCGTCCAGCGCGGTTTGATAAACAATCCCTGGCGGGTGTCGTCATCAAACCATTTGATTTCATTTTCGTTAAACCACCCGGCGGCGAGGACTTCGCCCGCACCTTCGCCTTTCTTGGCTTTTAAAATGCTTTCATGCTCATAGTCAACCAACACGTCTTGTTTCAGCGCACGCACCCGGTCAATCAGACGATTTGCGATTACCTCGTCGATATACCAGTGCGCCACGTCTTGCGGGGAGCCGTCGCGCGAGCGGAATTGGCCTTTGGGCAGTAACTGTTGCCAGCCGTCTGCCGAGACGGTGTTGATTTGCGCCGTCAAAACGGCGATAGGGTGATTTAGTGTTTTCATGGCACAAATAATGCGCCAATTTGAGGGGTATTTGGGTTTATTGGCTATCGCAATAATAAGGGGTGTTTTTGATGGATTTTTAAAAATGTGACTAAGATTAGATTTGCTATCGCGTTTAAGAGGCCTTTAAGCGCGTTTAAAAATTAAAGTTGGTAGGATTGTTCGGATTAATGCGTTTTAATCGCGCCAGGCGCTTCTGATTGCGTTTTTTAAAATATCTTTAATTTCTTCTACGCCGTCCTCGGAAATACCCAAAAACGGGCGGGCTTTCATGTTTTTAGTACCGAGCTGATGATATACGCCGTAATGCTCTGATATGCCTACAGCAGCAAAGTCGTCGCCGTAGTCGATATTGAGGCTGTCAATTAATATGCCGGTGCGGTGTAATATCTTACCATCATAGCCTTGGGCGTGCCGACTTTTTTTATACGCGGGGTCAAGGTCTTGCCAAGCTTCACCTTTTGGTGACCGTTCACCTTCAAAGGCGTCCTCGGCGTCTTCACGCAGTACGTTCGCCATTTTACGGGTAATGCCGTCGGACTTGCCAAGTTGCACTAACTTAGAAAAAGCGCCCTGTACAATACGCATGTCTTTTTCTTCAAATTTTATATCCAGTTCCACTTGACATACTCCTTTAAAGGGCGTTTAATCAATTTAACAATACGTGAGCTTGTTGTCTAATTGGTAGGGCAGCGTTTAAAAACGCCCTGTGCGACTTCGATACTCGCCAAGCTCACTATTTGTTACCCTTGACAATCTTATACAAGCCTTTCTCAATCTTACTCAACACATCCGCATAATCCACTTTATACGCATTAATGACAGCGTCCACGCTTTCGGCGGGCTTTAACTTGTCTTTATTCGGTGCCTCAACCACGATTTTAATCGTGCGGGCGTCGTTGATGTAGATCAGGTTGTTATGACCGCGCTCAATATCCCAGACAACCAGCGCAGGATTGGCAATAACGCGTGAAATACTTGCATATTCTTCCGCGTTTAATGCCGTGCCCAACGCCTGATGTTTAGCGCTTGCCGCATGCTGTAACCGACGTTCCGTCATCACTAACAACCGCTGCGACGTTTTCTCGCCGCCGGAAAGTGCGGCAACGCTATCCGCAATATCCTCGCTGATAATACCCGCCGAGATATAACGACTGCCTGCACCGCGTTTACCAAGATTACTGTACACCCAATTTGCAAACGCTTGATGGCGCGCCTCGCTGTTATTGATAGCCTGGATGGTCTGTGCGCGTAAATGACGGTTGCCTGTTTGTAAAATTTTACGGATTAACGCCGCATCATTGCCCACTGCACTTTTGCCGACATTATAGCCCCAGCCGGCATCCGTGGTAATGGTGCCTTTATCGGTGGTAAGACTATAGACGCGGGCATGGGTTTCTTCGCCGGTGGCTTTATCTACGCCTGCAAGCGCCCAGCTCTGCTTAATTTTACCCTCCGAGCGGCTGACTTTAAGTCCGAGCTTTTCCAGCCGTTTTTTGCTTAATGCGCGCACCCGGCAACGACAATTAATCCCGTTGGGCGGATACATTACATCCCAAATCGGGTCGTCAAAGCGATATACCTTTTCGTGCAACGCCAAATGGCTTGCGCGGGTGCGGCTGTCTTTAATCGCCAGGTATTGCCAGTAAGGTTGCTCGTCCGCGTTTGCCATCTGCTCCGCGTAGCGCGCGGCGTGGTAGGCGGTGATTTTGTTGGTGCGCAAAATGGTTTTAAGCCGGCGCGGACTGCCGAGCTGTATCGTCTGCTCGGTGCCGTTGAGATTAGACACCTTGGTTTTACCCCACCATCCGAGCGCTTCCAACTTCGGGCGCAGGTTGTTGATGTATTCGCGCTCCGGGATGCCCTTTTGGATGGCTTCTACGGTGGCCTTGCGAATTGTTTCTAAAATATCCATACGGGTGACTTTTGCCACGGTAAACGCCCGCGCATGGGCGTCTTCCAGGGCTTCTTGCCAGTTCCACGTGATTTTGTATCCCTTGGCGTTGAGATAGTCAACGGCAAGCTTGGGCTCCATGCGCAACAACTCACGCATGTTGAGGTTATCGGCTGGCATGTAAGCGTCCTATTAAGTCACTGACAAAGATGGCGCGGGTCAGCATTTGCTCCAACGCGTCATCGTCTAAATCGGCGTAAAGTGTGGCTATGCGCTCCTGGGCGTACTCATAACCGCCTGTGCGTAACGCGTCAACCACAGGCTTTAATATCGGGTCAATCACCGATTCGTACTCTTCTGCCGTCGGTTCCAGCTCGTCAATCATGTCGTCCGGGTCACGGTGGATGGCATTAATTTTTGCCGGCGCAGCCGCACTTAATACCGCATTTTTAGTTAATTCTGCAGGTTGGTTTTGTGGTTGGGTGCGGCTTAAAATCTCTTCATCTTTGGCCGCAACCGGGATTTGCATTTTATCGTGCGCCCATTGGGTCGGGATTTTAAATCCGATGTCAACCAGCTTACTTAATCCCTCGCCAAAGCTATTAATGTCCTCGCTCTCGGAGGTATCAAACTCAAAGCGCGGAATGCGGCGTACGTCATTAAATGACTTGCTGTTAAGCACATAAAGCGGATAGACCAAATCGCGCGTAAGCGTCGCCTGTAGCCGTTTTAAATCGGCGTCGCGTAATTCCTGGCGCACTTCATTGTGCACGTTGCCGAGCGCGTTAGTTGAGGTTTTGCCGTCGGATTGGGTGGTAAGTGTGCCGCCCAGGATGGCTTTTGACATGGATTTTTCCGCCCAGTCAATCATCGCCATAAACTCGTCTGCATTGCCGTCGGCTGCTTTGGCAAACTCAATTTCCATGCCGCGCGGGATAATCCCGCCTGCATTGTGCCCGATACTCATGACGGCGCGTAAAAGCGTGTTTTTTTCGTTATTGGTTGCCCCTTCCGGGTATTTACCAAGGCGCAATGGGAGTCCATAAATTTCTAAAAATTCGGCAAAGTCGCGCGCCGAATAGTTGCGATAAATAAACGCCCAAACCAATGTGCGCACAAGCCCGATGCGGGATAAATAGCCCGTTTTCGCTTTCGCAATATGCGTAATCCAGCCAAACTTAGCCATTTCCACACCGTCCGCCGTGCCATCACGTAAGCGTAATTGATTGCGCTCATACTGCGGCGTCATAAACCATGCCGGGTCGCGCCACTGCACGCCGCGGATAAGCTTCATGCCGTCGATTAGATTCGGCTCCCACTGGATTTCTTGGCAACTAAAGCCCTTTAAAATGGCGTCGGTGGCGTCAAAAATACAATCATCGAGCCATACCGCGTCGCGCAGGATTTCTTCAATCATTTGGGCGTCGCGTTGCTCTGCTGCGCTTGCATTCGGCGGCGGCGTGATTTGCCAGTCAACCGTTAAAATCGCATTGCGGCGCTTACCGAGCTCCGATTGTAAATGGGAGTCTTTTTCTTCCATATCCTCGGCAAGTTCGCATTGCCCGACCAGGTCGCCCTGTTCGGCGGCACGTAATAACGTCGCCGCTTTGGATGGAGTCAATCCGCTTGCCGGGTGTTCGCTGTAGTGACGCGGCAACCACGCCAAACGGCTGTCATTTTCCGTTTGCGGGGTGTCGTCAAAGGTAAACGGATTGCCGTGGATGTCTAAAATTTTGCTTTGCATAAGTAATCCTTAAATATTGTCCCAGTCGGAGCCAAATTGCGCGTCTAAGTCGTCCATTTCGCTGTTAGAGTATTCAAAACTTCGTCCCTTGACGTCGTCCGAGTGCTTACCCGGCAGCGGTGTAAAATCAATCTCACCACCTGTCATATAGCTTGCGCGTACCGCCATGCAGTATGACACTGCGCTGTCGCCGTGGCGTTGTCCGGTCTTGCCTTGATTGCGGTTGCGGTCGATTTTCGGCACGCCGTTAATTACGACGATATGCCCCTGGTCAAGGATGATTTCTTCGTCTTGTGGAATTTGGATCAGCCCGCTTTCATAAAGCGCTTTATATTTCGGCATCCATTCTCGATACCACTTATCATTGAGTTGCACCGTCTCGACCATGCTTGCACCGTAACGCAACAGCACCGCCTCGGCTAAATAGCCGCCGTTGCCGGTGGCGTCAAACGCCGCGCCGATAAAACGCGGAATGTGCTGTAAAATAAACAGGACGATTTGTTTTTGTTGTTCGTACGGGCAATTACGCACTTCAAAGGTAATCGCCATGTCGCGCCCGGAATCGGGGCGCACGGCGCACACGGAAAAAACACTCAAGTCGCCTTTGCGCGCAAAGTCGCAGCCGAAAGCGTGGCGCTTAGTCTTATCTAGCGCGTCTAAGTGCGGTAACACGTCATTAACCAGCCATGCCAATGTTAATGCAATGCGCTCCGACTCACTCCAATCCATAAATTTGCCGTCGCATTCAAATGCAAGCTTAATCATGTCTGCATTTGCCGCACGGTCAACTAACGGACGGGGGATATAGCCGCCGGAGCTTCGTTTCGGCACGCAGTAATATTCTTCCAGGGCGTCTTCTTCGGTCGCCGTATCTTTGAGCAGGTTATCAATCCATTCCTGTTCTTTTTGCGGTGTCCATTTTTGCTTGGTGACTTGGCAAATGCGTTGATATAAGCCGTCATGGCAGGCTTCATCGATGGTAATAGTGTGCACTGAGTAGCGTTTGCGCCCCGCGCGGCTATCTAAAATCAACTGATTAAAAAGATTATCTACGCCGTTGTGGGTTGATATAATGCGGATTTTCGCACCCCACATCGTCAACGCCAATGCGGCTTTAAGTACCTCGGCAAGATATTCGTGGAATGCTGCCTCGTCAATCACAACGACACCTTGCATACCGCGCAGGTTTTTAGGATTAGACGAAAGCGCCTTGACTTTAAAACCGGAGGAAAAGTAAATGACGTAGGTCAGGATGTCTTTATCTTCATCTTCGAAAACTTCTTCTTGAATCTCGCCGGCAGCATAGTTAAAAGCTTTCGCCCACATGGCGACAGCGTCGATATATTCGCGCGCCATTTCTTTGTTAGAACCGATGTAGAACACATCGGAGCCGCCGTCTGATTTGCGTGTACTGGCAATTAAAGCGTTATCGGCAGCTTCCGCCCATGTCAACCCGCAACGACGGGTTTTCTCGGCTATCTTGAGTTGGCTATCATCTGCAACCCAGCGCTTCTGATAGCCTAACAACAGCTCATTCGGATTAAACGCATGAATGCTGTCAAGAAATGACTGGCATTCAGGGTTTAATTCGTTTAATGGTCTGTTATTTAACAATGACATTACGCAATACCTAAAATCTGTTCTTTAATAGTGCGCACCGTATCTGCTGATAATCCTGCCTGTACCACAACTTTTTCCGCCGTTTCAGCGGCAAGTTGCGCCATTTCTTTGCGGATTTTTCGCTCGCGCTCTTCGCTGATAGACTGCGCCTGCTCAATACGATGGGCGACTAATGCAAGCTGATTAATCACGCCCGGGTCCACTTCATCGCTTTGCCCAACCATCATCGCTTTATCAAATGCGATGATTTTCACCGTTTCCATTAATAGCTTGCCGATGTCCGTTTTTTGATTCTCACCGAATTGCTTCGTCCAAATTTCAGCAATCTCGCGGCTTTCGCGGATTTTTGCCCCCATCTTTTCCATTTTGCTGGCGTAACGGTTTAGTCCGGTCTTGCTTAAAAGCGCGGTCTCAGGCAAGCCGCAGTCGCGGATTAAATCGTTAATTTCTTCCAAGATTTCGGCTTGCGAAAACATCTTGTCGCGCAACATCATCGCCAAGCGGGTTTTGATGTCGGGCGGCAGTAAATCGACTTTTGACGCGCGTCCTCGGGTGTTTTTATCGCTCATTTAAAGCCCCTTTAAAGTCGGTTTAAAGGTACGGTGACGGGCGTTTCACGCCGTCGATGATAACGCGCCCTTGCGCTACATCAAGCCCGCGTTGGGTGATGACAAGCACAAAAAATTCCCCTACGCCGGTATCAATGCGCTTGATTTTGACTAAGCCTTGCTCCTCAAGCCAAATGGCATGATTGCGCACTAAATCACGGCTAATGCTATGCCCAAAGGCGTGCAACACTTCTTGTAAAATAGACTCGTTGGCATCATAGCCGTCCTCGGCAAGCGTGCGCAGCATCACCAGGCGCTGGTCTTTGGTAAAAATATCGTGCATGATTTATTCCTTGCGATTTAACACTTTATCTTCGAGCAATAAGGCGGTCTGACGACCGATGGCGCTTAATGTGGCGTTAGTCGCCCTGGTTTCGCCTTCAATTTTCGTCATCAAGTTTTGCAATGCGGCAAAATCTTTTGCTGTCGGCAATTCGCCGACTTTGATTTCCATTTTGGTCAACCGCTCGTCATTTTTTTCAATGCCCTCCCGCAGTGCGTAAATATCCGCTTTTTTAGCGTATTTACTGTCCATTTTGAGCCAAAACAGGGTGCCGATAACGCCGAAAAGGGTGGCGATAATGCTCCAGTTTTTCTGGATAAAAGCGATAATTTCCATCATTTTTGAGATTCTTCATGTAGTTTTTGGCAACTTATGCAACGCACACACTGCGGCATGGCTTTAACCCGTGATGGGTGGATAAGTACCCCGCAATCCATGCAATAACGTGCGGTGTTGATGTTATGGGCAAATTGTTGCGCGGTTGCCTGTTGTTTGCGCCGGTTATCCCACATCTTTTCTTCGCGCTGTTGGGCTTTATCTGCTATGTCATTCATTGGCTTGCTGTTCCTTTTCGCAGATTGCGCGATAGGTTTTATTATGCGCCAACACCTGACGCAAAGTGCCGGTGGTGTCTTTTTCCGAGGCTTTGATAATAGCAAAGCCGGCGCAACTGTTATTCGCTGCGTAAGTCGCCGTTTTCACGCAGCTCATCAATAACAGCGTCACGACCAAGACTATTAGTTGTTTCATCATTTTTTTGTTTTACCTTGTAATTTTTAACTTGTTTCTCAACCACCGCTTTTTCGTTTTTGAGCTGCATGTTTTCACCTAATAATTTGATATTGGCGCGCATAATGTTGTCCACTTGCTGCTTTGCTTTGTTGACTCTCCATTTTGCGTAAACAAGTACAATTAAAACAACGGCACCAAACGTGCCAAATAAGCCGATTAAATTAATCATAGTGAGTCTCCCGTTTTATTGCGATTTATTGCATTAGCAAAGCCTTTGGTTGCGGCACCGCCGGCACAAAATATAGCAAAATACATAAACATCTCCGGCACGTAAGGGCGGTCAAGCCAAACGCAAAAGCAGAGGATAAGCGCCATCAAAATCGCACCGAAAAACTGGATAAAAGCGGTTGTGGACAAGCGTCCGTCCGCATTTGTATAGAGTTGTGAAAACATTAATAATCCCAATATAAATAAAATACTTTCGCGGCTGTTCTGCCGTGGTTGATAGATTGATTAAATCGAGCATTCTTGCTCACCTGCGAGCCCCGTTTAATTTTCTTTTTAAGCTTAAATTTAGGCATTGACGCACTCACATCTCACCCCGCATATAAATGGTCAAAATTAATCACCTGCTCACTATCAAGCCACGTCCACACGTCAAAGCACGGGCAATCTTTCACCCACTCGTTCGGAGTAATCGTGCCGTCGCCGTTTAAGTCGGGGCTTAAATCACGATGACCGCAAATGCGCGCGGTAGGATGGTCGCTTTCCAGCTTGCGTAACAGTTTATGCAGCACAATCCATTGGGCTTCGGTGTATTCGCCGTAGTTTTTGCCGGAAGCGGTAATGCCGCCGACTAAACAAATGCCGACCGAATTACGGTTATGCCCTTTTACATGCGCGCCGTCTTCACCGACCCGGCGCCCCGTTTCAACGGTGCCGTCGGTGTCAATAATAAAGTGGTAACCGATGTGCGACAGGTGCGGGTTAAATACACGTAGGCGTGCACTATCGCGTTTAAATCCTCGTTTTTGATGCCATTCGTCAATGCGTTGTGCGGCGGTTTGAGTAGCGGTGCGTAGGGGCTTGCCATTAACCGTCGCAGAACAATGGATGACGATTTTATGGATAGGTAGAGACACAAAAAAAACTCCCTTTAAATTAACTTTAAAGGGAGTGTAAACAACTAAGAGCGTTTTGTGGGTTTATTGCGTATCGAAATTAATACGGTAATTCGGGCTGATGCCGTTTTTTTATGATGTTGCGCTGCTTACGGATGATAGCGTAAATGTGCGGTTCGGACAAGCCGTAATGCTCACCCAATTGGCGCACATTTGAACCATTAAAATCATCATAAATCGCATAATCGCGCAGCGCTTCTTTTAAGCGGTCGGCGCGCGGCAAGTAGATTGCCCGACCGCCGAGATAGTGCGATATGACAAGCACAATTTTCTCAATGCTTTTATTTTCGCACACGTTCCCTTGCCGTTTAAATTCGGCCTTGATTAATTCCACCAGCTTGTCTAATACGCCGGACCAGGATCCCTCAAGTTCTTCATTTGGGATATTATCGAGTTTATCAAACAACTGCCCAATCATTTCGTGATCGTCTTCAAATAAATCGTGTTGATTGTCGTTCATCTTGAGTATCTCCCCATCCATTTTTTCAAGATTTCAAGTAGTTTTGCGGCTTCGTCGTCGTCCAAGCTCTGTACGTTAAGTTTAATCACTTTGCGAGCGGCATTTTTAAACAATTGATTGTGCATAAACCGATTTAAAGCATGTTCCGAGCCGTCTTTTACAATGCCGATTTTGTGCATTTGTATCCACATCGCGCGGATTTTATGCGTGATACGTGATTTCACCACCGCGCGTTCACTTGTCGGCGACATACCGCGTTTTACTTGCGGTTTAAAGCCTTTTTGTTTCATCAGGTCATAAACCTTTAACAGTTCGCCAACCGTCATTTTTGTGCTGCTGGTTTTGCCGGTGGTGCGCTCAAGCAAAATGCGATAGCTTAATTCATCAATGCCAAGTTTGCTTTTTGCAATGTGGATAAGCTGGATTAATTTGGGTTTATTTAGCTTCATCGCTTGCATCTTTCCACTCCTTCCAAATTTTATAATGAGGCATATTTTTGACTAAATTAAGCTTACCCATGGCGGCGTAGCGCTCAATGTATTGGATAGCGTCGTTGCGCTTGCTTTCCTCTTGTTCAGCCGCAGTTTGTACCGCATTTTTGCCTTGTTCATTGTGCACCACTGCAAATAACGGCTTAGCGCCCTCATAAACCTTTTTAAGATAGTTATGGTTTGTCATTTGCTGAGTGTTACGGGTTTCACGGCGGTTTTTCATCACATTGCTAACCGTTTCATTCAGCGCATGAGAGAGTAATGGGCTTGGCTGATACATCTCCAGCACTTCTTGCATAAGTTTTAACGCGCGGGCGTTGGATAACGCCGATTTTTCGGGTCTAAACAGGGCAATATAACTCACTAACGCGCGGGCATTGTCGCCGCGTAGATTCGTGATAATACCCAAAATCTCACGCCCCGCATCATCTTCCAGCAATCCATCTAAATGGATGTCGCTGTGGCAAATAGGGCAACGGCATAGTTTCATTTTGAATCCTTGCGAGTAATATCGGCACACGCCCATTTTAAAAAGGATTTGATTGATACCGTTCTCACACTGGCTTTCATGCCATTTCTAAGATGTTTAATATCGCAATACGTCACATAACCCTGAATATGATCTACTTTAAATATTCTGCGCTTGTTTATTGCGCCATAAGCTACAGTTACATTTTTGGATACATACTCATGATCCTCAATTAAATCAATTTCTTTTAACATTTTTAAATTCCTCCTAAACTTGGTTTAAAACACATTATTCAGCCCACTTAAATCCCCCTCTTTTGTAAAGAGGGGTTAGGGGAGATTTGAACGGGCTGTAAATGGGTTTTAAAAATCGTCCGGGTCGTCGTCTTCCTCTAGCTCTATCACATCAAGTCGTTGAATAACTTCAAATTTAGCTAAAAAACGCAGTCTGTTCTCAAAATCACCATCTCTCCACACATACATGACTTCGCGTTCAGGGTCTTCAAACAGATCCCAAGCATAAGCGTTTTCTTTTGCGATATGTAAAGCGACGACATCAAAACACCGGCTTTCATCTTCCCATGTATTTCCATCATCGTTGTTTGTAGGATTGTTACTTTCCAACGAGTAACGGTATAGGTATTTAGTCATTTTCATCATCTCCTAAAATATCCAACATAACCAATTTATCGTTAATAATCGGTGTAACAGATTTTGTTATAGCTATTTGCAAGTCATGAATAAATTCTTTATCTTCAAAGTTCTCAATCACAACATTCATTAAATCGGAACAAACAAAATCTAATAGTTCACGATACATATCGACTTCGTCAAAAACATCACCATCCCAGTCAAGTCTAGAGATTTTTCCACCGAGAACATCTGTATTTTTAGATATTTCTATAGTTTCCCGTTGTCGTTCTGTCATTTCGATTTCAACGGCGATCTTTACTTTATTTTCTCCTAACATATTTACTCCTTAATTCTATCTATCAACCCGCCAATCATCTTTCGGCATTAACGCCGTTACATTCTCTTTTGCCCACTTACGGGATTTAAATGGGCTGTAAATGGGTTTTAATCTTGCGGTAGCTCTAATTCCGGTCTCCAATATAAAATCTCATCAAATTCAACATTTACACCATAACCAATGTTTTGATCATAACGTTCCAGATCCCAATATTTTCTAGCGCCATCAAACTTTAACATTGCGAAATAACATGACATATCATCATCTAACACCAATACTCTTTCTGCTACTTCGGGCAATCTATCTTCACACTTAATCCAGCCATTGTTTTTTTTCATTTTTATTTATTTCCCCTGCAGCATTAAAAATTCACTTTGCTTTATTTCGAGCAAATAATCCGGAATTACCGGAAAATCGTCACCGTCTAACTCTTCTGATTTAACCGGTATTGACACTATAAAGTGATCGCTTACAACACCGCATACGGACACATAACCAGCACGCTCTCCAAGCACCAAACAAGTTAGTTTCAGTTTTCTAAGCATAAAATCATTAAAACTTGGGTATTCATTTAATATATTTCTGATTTCTTGGATTTTGGCATTAAATGCTTTTCCAGCTTTAGTGCGGGCATTACCGGTAATAACAATTTTTTTATTTTCAACTATTTCAAATTTATAGGTTTTATCCTCTTTAATTTTTTCAAATTCGGGATTGTTTTCACTACATACAATGCCATAAATTGCGCTTTCGCTACCGCTCCAACACTCATAAAACGGGATAGTGGAAAAAATAGCTTTTAATTGTTTATTACGCTGTTGGCGCTCTTTGCGGAACTGTTGATATAAAGATTTAATTGGTTCAACATCGAATGCGCATTTAAAGTATCTAAATTCAAGTCTCATATTTACTCCTTTTCAGTTTTAAAGCTGTTGTGCATCAAAACGTAAAATTAATCTGGCTCTAATCAAAAATGCCTGTCTATTTTCAAATTCGCCATCTTTCCAGACCCAAACAATCCGGCTCCAATCTTCTTCACAGTCATATAGATTTTCCTCTGCAATATGCTCTGCAACAGTCGGCAGGTATAGACTTTCGTCTTGCCATAAAAGACCGTCATCATTTTCTTTAATATGTTCTTCTGCTAACGCATAACGATATTGATTCATTTTTTGCTCCTTAATCCTCAATTAATTCCACATCTTCAAATTTCAAAATCCAGCCGCCTTGACGCTCTGTTTTGCCTAAGCTTTCCATTTTTTTGTTGTATTGCACCTGTTTTTCGGTCATTACACAGTAGCGAGCAGGTTCGTATTCGTAGATTCTGTCGATTATGCCCTCCGTCTCGCCATGACACGCCCCCATGCGCACTTTTGACCCCACCGGAAAAGGCGGTCGAATGTCATTATCTTTAACCCATTGCTGCTCTTTTTCTTTTATTTTATTTATGACAAAAAAGTCAAAGTGTTGGAGCTTATCCCACGTGTCAGCCGAAAAATCCCAACTATAATCTCTGATTAAGATTTTCATTAAGTATTCCGGGTCATCGTATAAACCAAACTCATTAATTAATGCGTAATAAATACCATTGCGGTATTGTTCCTCGACTGTATCCTTCTCATCGTAATAATCCGGATAATATTTTTTAATAAACTCATGCACGGTTTGCTCGACAAAACCTTGGTCGTAAATAGTCGGTCTTGGCGGGTTAAAGGTTACTTTTTTCATGGTTTTGCTCCTTATTTTTTTATAATTTAATCTGATTAATGTTTCATATTTTCTTAAATCGGCTCGCACAACATCAAATAACCGCAAGGCTTACCGGATGTCGTTTTCAATCAGTGCGTCTTTTGCCATCTCCAGCACGTCAACTGTTGCCGTTAAATCGCGTACCACATCAGCTTTAATTTGCTCGCGACCAGTGGGTAATGCCCACATCTTTAAACCTCCTCAACCCCAAATACGTCATGCACTTTTGAGGGTACAAGCTCAATTTCAATGACGTCATAGACTTCGGTAATAATGTGTGGCATTTGGCTTAGATTGGCCTTATTTAAATCGCACGCATCTAACGCCATTTGCATGTTTTGCGCTTCGATTGGCAGCTCAACCATACAGTTGAGCCGCACCAGATATTTAGCCATTTTTGCTCCTTTTGTTTGCTAAAACTCATTATGCAGCGCACTGCGCGCAATGCGCTGTAAATAGGCTTTACCAAAACTTACTAATCAACACTAACAAAACAACCGAAAAAACAAGGTGGAATTTCACTAGTGTGAGAAGTGCTTCACTCATATTTTTTATCCTCTTTTTTGCTTCTCGGGTGCCAGCGCTTGCAAAATTCACCGCGGTTAATTGCCCATTGCTGATTTACCGTTTTTTTTGCCAGATTTGCCGCTTTAAACCAAAGCTGGGAGGCGTAACTCAAATCGCCTGCGCGCTCTACTTCGACGGCTAACTTCGATAAGTCTTTATAGGTCATTTCCATAATCACGCCTTTCGTAAGGCGTTGACAATTCGCTCATAAGCGTCAATTGGCAAGTCTCTTAAAATGATGGATTCGTTGTTTTCAAGCTTTAAAGCAACTGTCACCTCGGCGTCTTTAATCTCTCTCACCTTAATGTGGATCACTTTGTCAAGATTAATAAAATCCGGGTATTTTTCATTTTTTGCGGTTAATCCTAAAAAATACATTTCTTCCTCCTTAAATGCTTGCTAAGTCAAGGCTTATCGGCTCGTAGCGGTCGGTATCACCAACCCGTTTATAAATGCGGATATAGCTTTTTGAGCCAACCACCTGCACGCTATCGGCAATGGCGTTCATGGCGGATTGCCAGCGCGCATCTTGGATGTCAACGCGGCGCAAAGCTAAAATGCGGTTGGTGTTGAGATTACCCTCTTTATCCACGTCAAACGCGCGGTCGATGATGGTTTTAAGCTCCGTACGGCTTCCTTCGGTCCAATCCTGTAAACAGTCTTCAATCAAGGATTTTGCCGCTTGGATACGTTCGTCAAATTGCAAGGTTTCGCCGATGGCGCGTTGCACTTTGTATTTGCCGTCAAAGCTGTAAAGTGTCACATTGCCTTTCTTGCCTCCGATGTTGGCGCCGTATTGCTCGGCGGAAAGCTCAACAAACGCGGCGATGTCGCCAAATACTTCATTTTTGAAGTTTTTCATGGCTTCATGGGTTTGCATGGCTTTGTTGACAATGGCCAGCACTAACTCATCGCGTAGTTTGTCAATTTGTTTAATTGACGCCTCGGGGATAAGCGCCCCACGCGCGTCTTCGCGGTAGCCTTGCGGGATGGTTTTTACTTGGTTTTTCATGTTTTGCCTCTCTTTTTACGGTTTATAAAAATCGGTATCGGGGTAGTGTTCTCTAAGCCATTGGCGCACTTCTTTTTCTTCTTCCGGCGTCAGCGGCGGCGGCAAATCGCCGTATTCCTTGCGCCATTCGGCAGTTGCTTCCTGTTGCCAACACACCTCGTCGTTATCGGCGCATTTCGTGGTGTTTGCGTAAGCCGTGCCGCTTAAAAGTGCGGTCAGAATTAGCGCTATTTTTAAGCTTTTCATGCGTTGCCCCCGGTCATTTGTTTTTGTGCGGTTAAAATCATGTCCAAGGTAATAGCTTCGCCTTGTGCCTTGGCGCTAATCGCGGCGAGGCGTAAATACTGCGTTAATGCACGTAAACCGCCCGCCCTGGTGCCGATGTTATTAAGTACGGTCATCAAATCCTTGTCACTACTATCCAAGCCCCACGCTTCGGCAATCGCTTTAATATCACCTTTTGTGCTGGCTTTAATCGGGCAACGATGACCCAATCTTGTCCACAGTCGTGCATATTCATGCGCTTGGTTAATACCGCCTTGCATTTTGGTATACACCCTGTCGTTGCCGATTAATGCAAAGCCCACTTGTGCTTTTTCTTGCAAATAACGTAATTCTTCAATGGAGTCGTAAGTTAAGTGGTCGCTTTCATCTACAATCACCAACCCTTCGGTGCCGATTAATTTATCTTTAACCACGCGGCTTAAACGCGCTTTATGGCGAGGTGCATCTTTTATACCCAGCTCTAATGCCAATTCGAATAAAAACGCAGTTAATCCGGCGCGACTTGGGCTGATGGTTATCATCCACACATTCGGATTACATTTACTGTATTGTTCCGCTGCTTTGGTTTTACCTACACCGCTGGCGCCGTAAATCGGCACGATTGCCCCGGTAAACTTCGCCATGTCTAGTGCAGCAAACACTTTCTTGGCGGTCGGAGTATCAATAAAATTAGGCGGTTCAACAAACACCTGCACTTTGCGGTCGCCCAAGGCAAGCCAGTTTTCAATTGGGGTTTCGACGGTTTCGGCGTTGCCGGTGTATTTGTCGTTGAGCCAGGCGCTTAATGCCCCGCCGTTGACCCCTGTCTCGCGCGCAAGTCTTGCCTGGGTAAGCTTGCCGGATTTGATTAATGCGCTGATTTGCTGTCTTAACATCATTTTTTCGCTCCTTAAAGGTGGTTTAAATCGGCTTTAAAGCCCTTTTTCTTTCTTAAGCATGGCTATGCCGCGTTGCAAAGTCTGCTCAAATTCGTTTTCTTCTTCATCGTCCGGTACTGCTTCAACCTTGCGTAACGCCGTACCGTCTTTAATGACTTCCCACATTTGCGCTTCTGCTTCTTCGGTTTCTTCAAATTCAACCTCCGGCAGATACCGCGCCGCTTCTTGGATTGCCATATCTTGAGCGGCTTTGGCGGCTTTCTTGGTAAGTCGTACAAATTCGCGCTCTTTACGGGAGTAGTCTTGTGCGGCTTGCGTGTTGTCAAAGGCAACATCGGCAGAACAGTGCGCTTCGGCTAAGTATTCTCCCGTTAGGCTATAAACCCACACTGCATCGTGTAAATTGTTCGGGTCATACCGCACAACCACCCGCTTATGTCCGGTGCCGATAAGCTCGTAGGCTTCATAACGGTTTTGCAAGTCGTTGACTTTACCACCTGCTTTCAATTCAAAGGTGCCACTGTCTTTTAAGGTCACTTCTTCATGTAAAGTGAGTAAGTAACGCATTTGTTCAGGGGTTGCGTAGCGTTTCTCTGCAAGGGCGAAATCACGCTCAAAGGCTTGTTTAAAACTTAATTCCCCGCGGCAAATCTCGGTTTCCCGTTTCATCCTCTCATTAAACATTTGGATGCCTTCTTCCAGGGCTAAAATAAAGGTGTCGTAATCCACGCCCGCTTTATTGCCCTGATAGTTATCAGGCTTATCCAGCGCATTGTCCCCCGCGTGGTAGCCCGCTAAACTCGGGTGCTTATCAACCAATTCGCCCAAACCACCGTGCGAAAATGCACGCTCAATCGGCTTGGCTTGCCCGCGTCCGCGTCCGTATCTCACTGTTGTCCAGTGCAACTGGATGCCAAGCGCCGGGATAATCCCCATCACTTCATCCTCGCGCACTTTAAAGCGGTAACGGTTTTTCACCCCGCCTGTCATTTTTTTATTGGCTGCCGCTTTCGTGTTGTCGATGGTCAGGTGTTTCGGTATGCCGTACTTATTCACGACATCAAGCAACGCCAAACGGATCATGTTGGTGTTTTCCGATTCGTCGCAACGGTAGGCTAAAATCATCCGTGTGCGCACATCCTGCCAAAGCCAGGTTTTAGGGCGAATAATGTGACCGTTATGCCATTCAACCCAAACGTTGTGCTTATAACCGTCACCGTTGACCCATTCCATCGCCTGCATATCGGCGACCGTGCGGACCATGGAAGGAAACATCCGGCTCATGGCGTATTCGCCTTTTCTCAAGTAAACCTGGTGGGTTTTCGGCACTTCCCGTTCAATCTTGCGCTTAATGCTGGAGGCACTTGGGATAACCCAGCCGTTTGCATTTGCCGCGCGTTTCAATCGTTCATAACAACTGCCGAACTGCGGGCGCTCATTGCGGAAATAATCGGCGCGGAAGAATGCCCAGGCGTCTGCACTGAATTCGGCTTCGCGGTGTTCACCGCTTGCGGTTTGATAACCGACCAATAAAGGCAACCATAAACTGCGCTCCGCGTCTTTTACCGCATACCACCAATTTTTCAGGGAACCCACCGAAACCGCTTTTGCGTTGCTTTGGTTGTGTTTTTCGGCAACCAACGCCAAGGCGTCCATCACTTTCACATCGGCACTCACCAATTCAGCCACCGCGCACATTAAACGCAGTTTCATTTGCGCTTTGCTTTGTTGTTTTTCGGTGCTTTTTTCGTAGCTAGCCCATAACAACTGCGCATCTACAGATATATCCGCGCTCACAGAAACGGGTGAATTTTCCACCGCACTTTTTTGATGCGTTTTAACGGCAATTTCAGCCTGTACGTCTTCCGGCATGGATTTAACAGCGTATTCGTAACCACCGCCCCGCCCAAAACGTTTTTGAGTTTTCCAGCCTTCACGCTTTGCTTTATCAATGATATTTTTATGCGCCGTTGGCAAACTTTTAAGTTTTAACTCAACTAATTCAGCGGCTGAATAATATGCTTTTATACTTAAACCACTCATAAAAGATCCTTTTTGTATCTTTTAAGTTTATTTTCATTTATGATTAAAACTTATTCGTTAAAACAGGCTTCCGATTACGTTCAATCCGCTCAAGCGCCCGTGCCGCCCAAATCTGTTCAGGGGGGATGCCGACAGCGTTAGCAATCAATCTTTCCATTTTCGGATAAGGTTTATCTAAAGCTGATTTCAATGTGTTGTAACTGACATTGCCGGCTTTGGCTAAAGAACGTAACGACCATCCGTTTTTTCGTAACGCCGCTAAAATATCCGCTCGATGCCAATCATGCTCTGCGGTTTTTTTAGTGCCATTCAATACACTCATTAACTACACTCCTTTCTATGTGTTTAATGAGCGTATTAAAACGTAAAACTTAATTGTAGTCAAGCGTAAAACTTAATTATTTTTAAAATATTTTTTATTTACGCTTTTATATCAATTAATTCAATAAGTTAATTTAAGTTTTACGGTAAATGTTAATCTTCGTAAAAACGTAAATGTTAGGCAGATTATGTTTTACGCTAACTTTAGGACTTGTATATGAGCAAAGCTAAAATTAATGACCGGGCATTTGCTGAAAGAATGCAATTGCTTTTAAAAACGAAATTCAATGGAAACAGCTCTAAATTTGCTAAAGAAATAGGCATCGCAGTAACTTCTCTAAATAGATGGTTAATTGGAGAAGCCGATCCTTCTCGCTCTAATTTAGTGAAGGCAGCAGAGGTGACAGAAGTAAGCGTAGAGTGGCTTGCAACAGGAAAAGAAAATCAAGGTAATGCGTTAGTATCCAACGATAATCTGGAATGTATATCAATGATTAACTGCTTTTGTTCTATTAATGTTTCAGCGGGCTATGGCAGTTTTAATGAGGGCGTAACCCAACCGGACGGGCAGGCGCCATACTCGGAGGCGCTATTGCATAAATTAGGCGTTAAAGCGCGCCATTGCGCCGTTTTCTGGGCGGACGGCGTATCAATGCGCCCCACAATCGACGACGGCGATCAGATGTTAGTGGATTTATCAAAGAAAGAGATTAAAGGCGATAAAATCTATCTGGTGCAGAACGGCGCCAGCGTATGGGTTAAACGCGTTAAAATCAACTGGGACGGATTGGAACTCATTTCAGACAATAGAGAGGAATACCCACCCATTCAATTAAGCCAAACCGAAGCAGAAACCCTGCAAATCATCGGGCAAGTCGTCCACATCGGGAAAAGCCTTATTTAA